ATTTTCAGTGATATTTTTGTTCTGAATAAGATTTATTAAAAAAGAAAATAAAATTGAGCGAGTTCTCAGTATTTATATAAAAAAAGTAAAATGGCTTGTAGTAAATATATTTTAACAAACACAGGTTCCACAATAGCAACTTTCAACTATAGAAGATGCGAAGATTCAATGTGGGATTACCAAGTAGAATTAGAACCAAATCAGGTAAAAAACATTTGGTTGATAGATGGAACATATTCCACGGCGAATACAACAATCGTTCTCCAAAATATGGGTGCGTTCCCACCAACTGGACCCACACCTACTCCGACATCTAGTCCGACTCAAACACCTTCGAACACTGCAACGCCTACAACAACACCAACCAATACTCAGACACCAACTGCGTCAGAAACACCGACAAATACTCCAACGTTCACACAGACTCCGACTAACACGGAAACTCCAACGCAAACTCCAACACCTACAAACGTTGAGAGAACTGCTATTGTGAGATGTCACGATGAGACGGATATATTACTAACTTGTGATTGTGTTCAAACAGCAAACATATTTGTAAATGGAACAAGTTTGGCGGATTCAACATTAGTTTGGTCAGATGCTACAGGTCCAAATACAGGTAATCCGGAAGGTTATTATACTGAAGATGGTATTATTTACATAGTTGCTTCTGGTTGTGGACCAGGTTGTATTACGGGAGCTACAATTACAGTTGATGGAAATTGTGGTCCAACACCAACTCCTACTTCAAGTCAAACACCTACACCAACTCCAACTAACACAGAAACACCAACTCAAACTCCAACACCTACACCGACACCAGTAAGATTTGAGTTTTCAGTAGGTTCAGGTTCAACTGAGAATGAAGCATGTTCTTCAGGAATAGTTGGAAATATTTGGGGTAATGCGGTTCTTTTCGATAACTGCACACAATTCTATCCTGAAAGTTTTGGTCCGTCAACAATGTTGGCAGGTTTTTATAACAGTTCAAATATTGTAACAGAAATAGATTCGAATGGTGCTCAAGTGGGTGCATTCAGTTCTTGTTTGGTTGTTCCAACACCAACAGCAACTGTAACCGCATCTCCAACTGAAACACCAACACCGACTCCAACTACAACACCAACAGCAACATTTGGATACTATACATATAATTTAGGTTCAGGTTCAACTCCGAATGAAGCTTGTTTGGGTTCAACTAATCCTGTCTACGGAACTGTAGCGGGTGGAGTAGGTCCAAACGTTGGTGAGTCACTTTATCAAAATACAGCTCTGACAGTTCCTGTTATTGATGGTTATTATTCTAATGGGATTGCTTGGTTTATTGTTAGCGGTGGAGCAGGATTGATTACAAGTTCCGACCCTAACGGATGTTCGAACTTACCGACACCGACACCTACAGTGACTTCAACATCTACACCAATATCATCACCAACACCAACAACAACTCAAACACCAACCAACACAGAAACTCCAACTCAAACACCAACCAACACAGAAACTCCAACTCAAACACCATCTCAAACTGCAACATACACACCAACACCTACTGAAACACCAGGAACTTTCGCATTAATTGGTGCAACTAAATTTTCAACAGTGTCTGGATTGGACGCTTGTTCAGGAGGAACTTCGACAACTTCTTATTACTATAATCAACCGTCATATCCGAATGATATCATATTTAGTGGGGCATCTTTCTCAGATATTTATCCATCAGGATGGCTTAACTTACTTGGCGGTGGCGGATGGGAATTAACTAACGGTGAAATAACAGGAACTCTTATTTGTCCCGAAATCATAGCGGTTAACGAATCAACAGGTGGAGCGGAAATTATAGATTTTGTTGATGATGGTGGAAGTATAACACTTACCAATCTATCAGGAGCTTTACCTGTAACATCAGGTCAAACTTTTACAGCACTACACGGTCTAACATTCGGTAATCCAAGAGCTTCTATAACAGGAACTCCTGTTAATTTTATAGTTGAACTTAATGGGTCGTTCTTATATTCAGGGTCAACAATCCCACCATCAATGATTGGATTAACTAGTGGTGGAGTTCCTTTACAAGATACAGATGTAGCAAAAATCACACTTACAGATTAAATTTAAAAATAATAAAGATAAAACCCTCTACTTTCGTGGAGGGTTTTTTATTTTTAGACAAAAAGATAATATGTCTAACAGTAAAATTTTTATTCAAATCGCATCATACAGGGACCCACAGTTAGTTCCAACACTCAAAGATATGATTGCAAACGCTAAAAAACCAAAGAACTTGGTTTTCTCAATCGCAAGACAATTTAGTGAAACAGATGGATTTGACAACTTAGATGAGTTTAGAGAAGATAAAAGATTCAAGATTTTAGATATACCTTATCAAGAATCTAGAGGCGTTTGTTGGGCAAGAAACTTAACCCAACAACTTTACGATGGTGAAGGATACACAATGCAAATTGATTCCCACATGAGATTTGTAAAGGATTGGGATGAAATATTAATAAAAATGATTAAGGGTCTACAAAAGGATGGGTATGAAAAACCTCTACTTACGGGTTATGTGCCCTCCTTTGACCCTGAAAATGACCCAGCGGGAAGGGCACAAGATGCTTGGAGAATGGCATTTGATAGATTCATTCCTGAGGGTGCTGTGTTTTTTCTCCCTGAAACAATTCCTGGTTGGAGAGAGATGACAAAACCCGTAACAGCGAGATTTTATTCTGCACATTTTTGTTTTACTTTGGGTCAGTTTTCTCTAGAAGTCCAACACAATCCTGAATATTACTTCCACGGAGAAGAAATCTCAATTGCAGCTAGAGCTTACACATGGGGTTATGATTTATTTCACCCTCACATTCCTGTTGTCTATCATGAATACACACGTAAGGGTAGGACAAAACAATGGGATGATGACAAAACTTGGGGTGAGAAAAACAAAGTATCCCATTTGACCAACAGAAAACTTTTTGGTATGGATGGTGAAACCCAAGAGGGTCATGATGGACCTTATGGTTTTGGTCCTGTGAGAACTTTAAGAGAATATGAGAAGTATGCTGGTATTTTATTTGAAAAGAGAGCTGTTCAAAAATATACACTCGATAAGAATTATCCTCCAAACCCATATAACTATTCATCAGAGGAAGATTGGAAAAATGATTTTGCTAAGGTATTCAAACATTGTATAGATATTGGATACTCACAGGTTCCTGAAACGGATTATGATTTTTGGGTTGTGGCTTTCCACGGACCTAACGACGAAACTTTATTCAGAAAGGACTCCGACAAAAATGAAATTGCTGGTTATATGAGAGACCCTGACAAATATTGTAAGATTTGGAGAGAATTTCAAACGGACGTTACTCCCACATATTGGGTTGTTTGGCCTCACTCGGTATCAAAAGGATGGTGTGATAGAATCACTGGACAATTAAATCATAATGTTGTAAGCTAATGATTTTCAAAGACATACCAAAATTTGTTATAAATTTGGAAAGTAGACCTGACAGACTTGAAGATATAAAGTTCGAGATGAATTACATCGGTTGGGATTACGATTTGTTTAAGGCTGTTCCACGTAACGATTATATGGGTTGTGCTCTTTCTCATTTGTCAATAATTGAAATGGCTAAAGAAAGAGGTTACAAGAGAGTAATGGTGATAGAAGATGATTGTGTATTTATGCCTTATGCAAAAAATTTCATTGAGGATTTGGAGAGAAATATAAATGGAATTGATTTTGGTGTATTGAATCTTTCTCCAACACTCAATCGTCCAATGAACGTCAGTGAAAAATACAGTATGCTTTTGGATTTGACAAACTTACCTCCAAAACCACATGAAAGATTGACCGAAACTTTCGCAACAAATATTCTGATATACGATGAATCATCTTTCGAAAAAATAGAAAAAATTAAAGATAAGTGTTTTTATAGTGGTGATTTTATCATTCCTATTGATGAACAATTGGTAAAACATGTGTATCCTTCAATTCAATCATATGCACCAATCTTACCAATTGCCCCTCAGAAAAATTCTTATTCTGATGTGTCGCAGGGAATGTATAACAATTTCTACGCCCAAACATACAATTGGAATGTCTATTCACCAATCAAGATTAATCACAGATTTTTGAATGAATCAGAAAATAAAAAAATGAAAACAGAAAAAAAATATTTACCTTATAATGTCAACTAAGTTTATAACCGCAATTTATAGTGACCTTTATGGAACTGAATTTGGTGGTAGACCTAACAGAGGTGCCCACTATAGATATAGTTTATTGTCATTATTGAAGATGACCGATGCGGATTTTTTATGTTATACCTCGGATAGAGAAATAGATTCCCTAAAGAAATTTTTCTATGAAGAAAACAATATACCAGAATCCAAGTTGAAATTTACAACATACGATATTTCAAATTCCAAGTTTAAACATTTAATTGATTCGAGAAAAAATGTCGATGAGATTAAAAGAGGGGATAGATGTATCGAAATACAATATTCTAAATTTTCATGGTGGTGGAATGAGGATAAATCCTACGATAACTATTATTGGATAGACGCGGGATTATCCCATTGTGGTTTAATACCTCTCAAGTATTTGACTGAAACAAAACATGCCTTAAGAAGATTTTATGAAAGCAATTTGTTTGATAATGATTTTTTGAAAAATTTGATAGAAGACACTAAAGACAAATTTTTAATTTTAGGAAAAGAAAATGAAAGAAACTATTGGTCAGGAACTGTAAGTCCAAGATGGTATAAAAATTATGATAGAAGTATTCATATCATAGGAGGATTGTTTGGTGGTCACAGGGACAAGTGGGATAATATAGTCAATATATTCGAAAACTATGTCCAAGAAGTTTTATCTAACGATGAGGGTTTACCTCATGAAGAACAAATAATGACTCTTATGTATTTCAATCATATTGAGTTATTTGAGAGAAAACATTTTGATATTTGGTGGTGCAGGGATAATGCACCTCAAGGTGTAACAGATGAGTTATTTCAGAAAAATAAAAGTTTCTATAAAATATTAGAAGAATTTAAAAGAATTTATGAGTAATATAACACTTGTAACAGGAATTTGGGACATCGGAAGAGGTGATTTAAGTGAAGGTTGGTCAAGACCTTTTCAACATTATTTGGATAAATTTGAAAAACTATTGGATGTCAATACCAATATGATTATCTATGGTGATAAAAGTTTAGAGGAATTTGTTTTTTCAAAAAGGGATAAGTCAAATACACAATTTATTGTAAGAGACATGTCTTGGTTCAGGAATAATGAATTTTTTGATAAAATCCAAAACATAAGAAATAACCCTGAGTGGTATAATCAAGTTGGTTGGTTAAAAGATTCAACTCAATCGAGATTGGAAAACTATAACCCGTTGGTTATGTCAAAAGTTTATCTTTTGAATGATGCAAAAATAATGGATAGGTTTGATTCAGAATATCTGTTTTGGATTGACGGTGGGTTGACAAATACTGTGCATCCTGGTTACTTTACACACGACAAGGTTTTGGATAAATTAGTAAAATATATCTCCAAATTCAGTTTCGTTTGTTTTCCTTATGAAGCTAATACAGAAGTCCACGGGTTCAATTTCGATAAGATGAACTCTATGGCAGGTGCTAAAGTTGAGAGGGTTGCTAGAGGTGGGTTCTTCGGTGGACCAAAACACTCAATATCAGAAATCAATTCAATATATTATTCTCTGATGAAAGAAACCTTGGATTCGGGATATATGGGAACTGAAGAATCTTTATTCAGCATAATGTGTTATAGACACTCCGAGTTAATAAATTATTTTGAAATAGAATCAAATGGTTTGTTAGGTAAATTTTTTGAGGATTTGAAGAACGATGATTTGAAAGTAAAAACAGAATCAGTTCATAGACAAGTTTCAAATTTGGATATTAACAAAGTTGGTCTATATGTTATAACTTTCAATAGTCCAAACCAATTCAAAACGTTGATTAATTCAATGTTAATGTATGATAAAGAATTCATACTTAAAACAAAAAAATTCTTACTTGATAACTCAAGTGATTTGTCAACAACAGAAGAGTATAAACAACTTTGTGATGAATATAATTTTGAACATATCAAAAAAGATAACTTGGGTATTTGTGGAGGAAGGCAGTGGATTGCAGAACATTTTGAAGAAACAGATTTGGATTATTATTTGTTTTTTGAAGATGACATGTTTTTTTATCCGAATGAAGGTTCGAAATGTAAAAACGGTTTTTCAAGATACGAACCAAATCTATTTTCAATCTCGATGCAAATAATGCAAAAGGAAAACTTTGATTTCTTAAAATTGAATTATTCTGAATTCTACGGAGATAACGGGACTCAATGGTCTTGGTATAATGTTCCTCAAGATGTTAGGTCAAAGTATTGGCCCTTAAATCCAAGATTACCACAAATAGGATTGGACCCGAATGCGCCAAAGACAGAGTTCAAAAAAGTTCTTTCACACAGAAAAGTTCCATATGCGACAGGCGACATATATTATTGTAACTGGCCTCAAATTATTTCAAGACCAGGTAACAAAAAAATGTTTTTGGATGTTACTTGGGCACATCCATTTGAACAAACGTGGATGAGTCATATGTATCAACTGACAAAAGAAGAAAAATTAAATCCTGGTTTACTTCTAATGACACCAACTGAACACGACCGTTTCGAACATTACAACAGAGAGTTACGTAAAGAGTCCTAACAATATATTTATTGTTATGGAATTTTATATCAAACAAAATGCTACGTTACCAGTTTTGAAAATGCAAGTCGTAAAAGACGGTAGAGCGGGGTATATTCAGTTTATGGAAGCGTTGGAGGTTTCCACAATATATTTCACTATGATAGATTATGAGACTGGGATTCCAAAAATAGTTTCAGCCCCATGTGAAATAGTTAATCTCATTTTGGACCCTGGTGCTCCTGCAGAATACTACATTTATTTCAAATTTACTTCGAGAGATACTGATACGCCAGGAAGATACGAAGGACAATTCTTAATCAAAAATGATGAAGGAAATTTAATTCTTCCAATCAGAGAACAACTTTATATTAATATTCAACCAAGTTTCATTTCCGAAACTGCGTGTTGTTGATTTGATTAAGACTTAATTTTTTTTATATTTATTATTGAATGAGTAAGGTGAATTTCACGATAGTGTGAAAGCCAATAAACCACTCGTCTTAATCATATGTTCAGTCACGAAGCAATTGAGTCTTTCCTATTAGGAAACGACCCCGAAGAATTTATTGTAGCAATAGAATTTGACTACGTCTCCAATTCAATTTTCAAGGTAAAAGAAATACCTGGTAAAGGTAAGGAAATACGTAAAGACACTTTTATCCCATTCGCATGGGTCGGTGATTTACGTGGTGTAAATTTCTACAACGATTCCAAAATGGCTCAAAAAGAAGCCATGACAAAATATGGAATTGTAATACAAAAATTAGATACAAAGGATAATGAAAGATTAGAAAACGGTTTGACCTATATGGTAAAATCGCTCAAGGGATACAGAGAACTGATTCAGTTTTTTAGAGATGGTGGATGCGACCCATGGGGAGAAAAAACGAAAGATAAAATATTAATCCTTCCACCTGTAGAACAATATTTGGTCTCTAAAGAAAAAAGATTATTCAAGGGGTTTACTGATTATGATGATGTGACACGTCTTGTATTTGACTTGGAAACAAATGCGTTAGACCCCAAAGATGGTAGAATATTCATGATAGGAATTAAGACCAATAAAGGATATCATAGAGTAATTGAATGTTTGGATGAATCACAAGAGAAGGGTGCTATACAGGAGTTCTTCAATGTGATTGACCAACTCAAACCATCAATCATAGGTGGATATAATTCGGCAAACTTCGACTGGCACTGGATATTCGAAAGAGGTCAAAGACTTGGTTTAGATATGAGGAAGGCGATTAAATCCTTACATCCCCAACACTCATACACAAGAAAAGATACGATTCTCAAATTAGCAAATGAAGTCGAAGATTTTCTTCAAACATCAATTTGGGGATATAATGTAATCGATATAATTCATGCTGTTCGAAGAGCTCAAGCCATCAATTCAAATATCAAGGCGGCTGGTTTGAAGTATATCACAAAGTTTATTAATAAAGAGGCTCCTGACCGTGTTTATATCGAACACACGGACATTGGAAAATTTTATGCCGCTAAGGAAGAATATTGGTTAAATATTAAAAACGGTAATTACAAGAAGGTTGGTTTGGACCCAAAGATTGATGAGGTATGTGAAAAAAGAAATGACATTTATATCAAAACTACTGGTGACAATCTTGTTGAGAGATATCTTGATGATGACTTGGAAGAAACCTTGGCTGTGGATAAAGAATTTAACCAAGCGTCATTTCTACTTGCATCTATGATTCCTACGACTTACGAAAGAGTATCAACCATGGGAACTGCGACTCTTTGGAAAATGCTGATGCTTGCTTGGTCATACAAACACGGACTGGCAATCCCTGCCAAACAATCGAAGACAGACTTCGTAGGAGGTCTTTCTCGACTACTTAAGGTTGGTTATAGTAAGAATGTATTAAAGCTCGACTTCTCCTCTCTATACCCCTCTATTCAGCTTGTGCATGATGTATTTCCTGATTGTGATGTGACAGGTGCGATGAAAGGAATGTTGAAGTATTTCCGTGACACACGTATTCGTTACAAACAACTTGCGGAAGAGTTTGAAAAGTCTGACCCACAAAAGTCCGCATCATATTCAAACAAACAATTGCCCATCAAAATATTCATCAACTCCATGTTTGGTGCTTTGTCTGCTCCACAAGTTTTTGCTTGGGGTGACATGTATATGGGGGAACAGATTACTTGCACAGGTAGACAATATCTGAGACAAATGATTAAATTTTTTATGTCTAAGGGTTATGTCCCACTTGTAATGGATACAGACGGTGTAAACTTCTCCAGTCCCGATGATGTGGAAAGTCATCACTATGTTGGTCGTGGGTTGAATTGGAAGGTAAAGGCGGGAAAAGTTTATAAAGGTCCTGAAGCGGACGTTGCAGAATACAATGACATATTCATGAGGGGTGAGATGGCTCTCGATACTGATGGTGTGTGGCCTTCATGTATTAATCTTGCCAGAAAAAATTATGCGGTCATGGACGCCAAAGGAAAGATTAAATTGACTGGCAATTCCATCAAATCAAAAAAACTTCCATTGTATATCGAGGAGTTTTTGGATAAAGGTATCAAATTACTTTTGGAGGGTAAGGGTAAAGACTTCGTGGAATATTATTATGAGTATCTTCAAAAAATATTCAACCAACAAATTCCCCTTTCAAAGATTGCACAAAGAGCGAAAGTTAAGTTAACACTCGAGGATTATAAAAAAAGATTAACCCAAAAGACTAAAGCAGGGAATACAATGTCCCGTATGGCACACATGGAACTTGCACTTCAAACGGGGATAGGTGTAAACTTGGGAGATGTTATTATGTATGTTAATAATGGTGTCAAAGCCTCTCATGGTGATGTCCAAAAAAAGGGAGACAGTGTTCAGATTAATTGTTACATGTTGGATGCAAACATATTAGAAAATAACCCCAATCTGACAGGTGAATATAATGTTCCAAGAGCAATTGTAACTTTCAACAAAAGAATTGAACCTTTACTTGTTGTTTATAAACAAGACGTTCGTGACCAACTACTTGTTACGAATCCTGAAGAAAGGGGAATTTTTACGGGAGAACAATGTGAACTAATCAACGGTATGCCATTCGAAGATGGAGACCAAGATAAACTTCAAGAAGATGTTTTAGATATAACATCGGATGAACTATCTTATTGGGAAAAACGTGGACTTGACCCTAATTACATGTATGAATTAGCCGAAGAAAATTGGGAAACTAAATTAGGATTGCTTAAGACCGTCTGAAGAAAGAATATACCAATTACCTCCAACGTATTGGAATTCTACACAGGCAAACTTATCTAATACAATTTCGTCCCATTCCTCGTCAATTTTTCCGACATCGGGTCTTACTGTTACCATAGTCATAGCTTTGACTACAACATGGTCTGTTGTTTTTGAATCTAAGACTAAAAATGATTGTGGGATTCCTCTAACAATTATACAAAATTCACCGTTGGTTCTATAATCCAATTCGGATACAACTGAAAGTTCAGATGTATTGATTGCATGACCATTAATAATTCTTTTGGATGGGATTGATTTTACTATTGCCATATTAGATTACGTAGATTTGACGAGGCATTGCTCTGAATTTCATTTGTTTATTTAAATTTTCAGCAATTTGTGCTTCTCTTTCCATAACCTTTTCAGGTCTTAGTCTTGTAAGCCATCCTTCAGCGCCCGTCAATTCTTCCATCAGTTTAGATTTTTCATCCTTGGCTTCAGTTAAAAGACTGGTGTAATCCATTGTAATTTCAGAATCAGGTGTCTTAAGATTCCCACTGTATTTACCTCTCACTCTTGCTAAGGTTTCTTTACAATATGCTGTAAACCATCTTCTTATCCATTGTTGTCCAGGAACATTGATATCTTCCCAACTCAAGGATTCAAGAGGAACGTCAGTCGGTAGTTTGATAATGTCAGGATTGTTTTTAAGACAATCAGCTCTACTGTCTGGTGTTACATCATAATACCAATACCAAACCGCTTTACCAGCATACATGTTGAAATTAGCCCAGTTAAATTTACCACCAGGGGTATTCATCAAGTGTATCAACTTTTTACCATCAGGTAATGCGGTAATCCTATATGTCATAGAACCACCGAGAATTCTATTCAAGATATTTGCTTCTTGCATTCTGATGAGGTAATCAAAACCAGACATCATAAAATAAGAACCTTGGTATCCCATCTGAGCGTATCCTGCTTCATTGGCACCCAAACCTATACCACCGAATCCAAATCCACCAAGACCTCCAAGTCCGAATGCTGTCCAAGCCTGATTACTAAACCAAAGAAGTTCATTGACTTCTCTGTTGGCTGGTATTTCGTATGTCTGAACATTCTTTTCAATTATGAAATAATCTTTCTTCAAGACCCATGGTCCTACGGTCTGAAGTCCAACAATCTTAGAATACGAATATGCAAATTGTTGTTCGAAGTCCATTGTCCTTGTAACCAAAGCTCTGGCAACAGACTTTTCATTCATATTGAGGTTTACTAAGTTAACCCATTGTGAATCGATTAGCCATTGTAGAATATATTCTTCATAATCACCAATAGATAATTCCATTAGCGAGTCCATCATTTCGTCTTCTAATTCTACACTTCTTAAGGGTGCTCCCAACAAGTGTTTGACTCTTGTATAAATTTTACTTCTTTCTGGTTCTGGTAGTGCTGCCATATCAAATAAATATCTTTATTATTCTATTTCGTGTAGTAGTGAACTAACGTTGAAGACATATTGGTTTTTATCACTTATAGGGTCGTTTTTGAATATAAGTATCTTATTTGTTTTAGGATTAATAAAAATATACCAATCGACTTCGTAATGCTTAACATTTCCTGTATCCAAAAGTTTAACTCTGTCCTCGATTATTGAAACATTAGAGAATGGTTTAACCTGTGCAGAAAACTTTTTTCCATCTAAAATCACATTTACATCAATACCTTTGAAGGCGTCTTGTTTTCCACCATGTGAACCAATCTTTTCAATTTTAGCATTACCATCAAAATAGTCTTCTATTTTTTTAATTGCGTTGTCTTCAGACTTTTGACCCCTATCCCAAAGTTTTTTAAGGACTTTGATTATATTGATAAAGTCTTCGTTATTCTCTGTAAAGATTTCGTTTCTGAAGTGGTCCAATGCTGAAATAAATCTAGTTGTTTCCTTTAGAGTTCTTTTTTCTTTTTTTGAAAAATCAAACTTCTTTTCTGACCTTCCAATTAATTCAATCTGTTTGTTTACTGCTTTTACCAATAAACAAAATGTATTGAAATTTGTATTAAGGTTATTGAGTATAGACCTACCCTCGGGTGATTCTACACCATAAAATCCTGACATCTCTTCAGTATTACCCTCAACCCAAAAATGTGAAAATACTTTTTTTAGAACGTAGGATACTCCCTCCTGATATCTTTTTTTGATTGCGTAATTATTAATCAAGTCTCTATAGAACAATACTTCTTTTGGATTACAGAATTGTGGTTCTTTTGATTCAGTAATTATTCCTTGAAATTTGTTCGACTCTAGTAGTTTTGTTTCAACTTTCATTTCATAAAGTTTCTGAACAAAATCCCAATTGACCACCTTCCAAAAATTTGAAATGTATTCGTCTCTCTTATTTCTGTATTTCAAATAGTAGGCGTGTTCCCAAAGGTCCAAACCTAATAGAGGGAAACCTCCACCTTCGATAACATTCATAAGTGGATTGTCTTGATTTGGTGTCGACATTATTTTCAAAGTATTTTTTGAGGTTAAAATTAACCATACCCAACCTGAGCCAAATCTATCCTTTGCAACAGTTTCAAATTTCTTTTTGAATAGATTGAAACTACCGTATTCTTTGGTAATTTTTTTATACAATTCCCCTGTTAATTTTTTTGGTGTTGGAGACAACATATTCCAAAAAAGTGCGTGATTGAATGCTCCTCCAGCGTTGTTCCTTACTACTTGGTCGTATCGACTAATGTTTTTGACAATTTTTTCTAAGTCTAAATCTCCATGTTTTTTCTTTGACAGGGCGGCATTTAATTTATCTACATATCCCTTATAGTGTTTGTTGTAGTGGAAATTCATCGTTTCTGCGTCGATGAATCCTTTGAGGGCTGAATAAGAATAGGGTAGTTTTTCTATTCCAATTTTTTTCATTTCTGTAATCAACAATTGTTTTTCTGTTTCGATATGGTTTTCGGTAATTTGTTTTTCAATTTGTTGAATTCTTTCTTCTATTTTTTTCATATTGGCGAGTTATTCGTTTTATATAAATAACTCAGAATTGTTTTAAGGTTTGATTGACTTTAATTTATTTTAACATAAATGTCACTGTTGGTTGGTAGGGCTAATGTATTATGATGATATATAATTTTTCCGTTTTCTGAAAAACTTGTTATGACAACCTCTTCATTTAGGTCAACGTTAGCTAGTAATTTTGAATGTAATTTGTCTGATATAATTTTAATTCTATCACCAACTCTCAATTCAACTCCTTGGTGATTAGTTACTTTCTCCATCTATGTTAAGGGCGTAATTCGTTTATTCTTTTCAGAATTTCTTCGGCAGTGTCACCGATGTTTTGATTGTCACCCATAACGGTCGCGATGACTTGCTTCTTATTATTAAGTATGTCATATATCGCGCCTTCGATTGTGTTTTCAAATATTGGATAATAGACTAACACATTATTTTTTTGTCCAAATCTGTATGCCCTATCTTCAGCCTGAGAGTGGTCCGATGGTAGGAATGATAAGTCGTTCATAATAACCGCTTCTGCGGAAGTCAAAGTAAGTCCAACACCCGCAGCCTTTATGTTACCGACAAAAACTTTTATTTTATCATTTTCTTGAAATTGGTCAACACTAAATTGTCTATCTTGTTTTGTCATTGACCCATCAACTTTGACGGCAGTTTTTCCAAAATGTTGAACAATTTGATTTAGTGAATCTGTGAAGTTACAAAATATGATAACTTTTTTGTCCTGCTCTAATATGTTTTCGGCAAGTTCTATTGTTTGAGATATTTTCTCGTTGGCAATAACTTGTCTAACTTTTGTAAGTTTTGAAAATTGAACTGTTAACGATTTTGACTCGTCGGGGTTTTTATCATACCAATTATAATATTCCCCCATGAGTTCTTCATAGTCCTTTGATTTGAGTCTGAGATAAACAGGTGTGATAATTTTTTCAGGTAAATCCAAAACGTCTTCTTTCAATCTCCTTAGGATTGTATTCGAGGTTCTATCCCTTAGTTCATCTAAATTAGACGCACCCATTACGTTCCATACTTTCCTTGCTCCGACCTTGAATTGATATCCACTGCAATATCTTATGACGTAGGCCATCCAGTTCTTGGCAACAGGGGAATCTACGAGACTCAATAAATTATAATAATCAATTGGTCTTGATGTCATCGGTGTTCCTGTTAATAACCAAAGTCTGTCAATTTTTTTTATGAAGTCGTTTATAAGTTTGGTTCTTTGTGCTTGAGCATTTTTGATATAGTGTGCTTCATCAATAACAACCAAATCAAAATTGGCTCTAAGAATTTGCGAATCATCTTTCTTTTTAGGGTCATGGAAGTTTTTTAGAATGTCGTAGTTTATGATTACAAAGTCGTGTTCTGTGCTAAAGTTTTTACCCTCCGCTATGTATATTGTCCTGTCAGAGTAATTTTCAATTTCACGCTTCCAGTTTATCTTCAAAGTTGCGGGACATATGATTAAAACCTTTTTAGCCCCTGTTTCTAAGGCTGCAATTATAGTTGAGGTTGTTTTACCCAAACCCATATCATCGGCCAAAATATATTTTTTATTTTCAACCAGTTTCTGAATGGATTCTTTTTGATGGTTTAACGGGGGTCTGTTTGAATATTTTTCAAAATCGATGACAACGTCTTTAACGGTGTTGTCTTTTATTATAGAAGCCTTGGGTAACCAAAAATCATGTAGTTGTTCAGAGTCCCAAATCTTTCCCCAAATATGATAAGCTTTGTCCTTCTCCGCTAGAAGTTTTTCAACCCAGACTTTTTGTGGGATTTCAGTATACATCTTGTCGTCAGCTAATTTCTGTGCAAAATATGCGTCTAAAATTACCCACTTTTTGGCAACTTTGGGTTGTTTGTCGTGGTTATTGATTATGTATTCTGATTGACTTCTTGTTGGGTAGAATTTTTTATTTACTTGGGATTTCCTTTGTAGTTCCAAGATATAATTGTTATACCCCTCATATTGTTCAAGAAGTGTTAGTGCTTTTGACTCGAGTGATATTTCTGATAAGCTCATTTTACTTCAATGTGACTTCTACCGTCAGACCAATAACTTTCATCACCATAATAAGTTGTGACTTCCTCATCTTTCGAAATTGGTTTTGTTGCTTTAAATCTTAAAATGTCTTTGTCCAAATCGTCTTCCCATGTTGCGTTATAGTTTTCGGAATGGTTATATAGTGAACCATATCCAAGAGCAATAACGTGGTTTTGCCAATTCTCTCCTTTTGGAAATACAAATGTATAGTCAATTAAGGTGTAGTTTGTTTCTCCTCTTTGAACAGGTAATCTAAGAATCGGACACTCTTCAATAACCTCACCCTCGTTTATGTCTTCACATGCGAAAACCCCCCAACCGTGAATTGAACTTTTTCTTACTTGTAGTTTTGTATTTCTTTGAATTTCCATTTGGATTAAATATAATAAACTTAAAAGTATTTATCAATATAAACAAGTTCAGCTGACTATGGCAGAGAAATTAGTTCCAATTACAAGACTCGGTAAATTTTTTGGCGGTGAGGATTACGCTCTCGACATTGGTATGGGTGAGGAGTGGTTAATTGGTGATATGAATTTCACCGTAATTTTATATAGAATAGATAGATACAAAACCAAAACTGATGATGTATATGGTGAAGTTTTGGAAGATGGTATTCAGTTCTTAGCTCCCGTTGAATTGAAGGGTTACGTTCAGGTTATGGCTCCTACAAATAAAACTGTTGGTAACTCTAGAGTTGAGTTACAAGAACCAGGTAATATGAGATTTAGTATTTACCAAAAAACTTTGGATGACATGGGTGTTGATATATTCATGGGTGATTATTTTGGATATTATGAAAGTGAAGATAGAGTAAGATATTATGTTGTTAGTGATGATGGATATGTAAAGTCAGACAATAAACACACCTATGGTGGTTACAAACCTTTCTATAGAACTGTTGTTGCCACATGGGTTAGTGAAAACGAATTTAACGGAATCTAATTATGAGATTTATTTTAAAAGAATCACAATTGGGTTTTTTATTAGAACAAATATCCTATGACCCAAATGTTGAAATCATACAAAAGTATCTGATAAAAAAGGGGTATGATTTGGGTAAGTATGGTCCAAACAAAGATGGAGTGGATGGTAAGTTAGGACCTTTGACAAGAGGTGCGATGGAACAAGAGTTTGGTTTGAAAATTGTGAGAAAAGGTTCCTCATCACAAAAAACATCTGGTGAGTATGATGCAATTTTAGTTGGGGGGTTAGATAATAGGTCTGGTGACTTAAATATAGATTCACAAGTAAGTTTATTGAAACAGGGGATTGGAACTGAAAAGAATGTTAAAGGTTTTAGGTTTAACACACCATCCTCTACAATTATAGATTTTATCAATAAAAACCCAGGAATCCCGATTTATCTTTTCAGTGCGGGATGCAGGAAATCTAATGAGATTTCAAATGTCTTGGGTCAAAATAAAAATAACTTGTTCATCATTGAGCCATATGCTGCTGGAAGTGAAACGAAAAATAATGTAAGAAATGCTGTGAACAACGGAGTTCCTGCTTCAAATGTTTTTGTTGGAAACTCAGTCGGGAGAGGACAAGGGATTGTGATTGGGGCGAGTTCATCCAAGTCAGACTCTCATTGGAATGCACTTAAAACTGTGGGTTCAATGACTAAAAATAATTAATATGCCATTACCAAAACAAGTCATACCAACTTTACCATTAGTTCCCAAGAAGACTCTTTCTGCAAGGAGGGAGCAACTCTTAGAATATATTAATAAGGATGGGACTTATCTTCCTAAATCAGTATTACATGCGGATTTGGACAGAGGTATGTTGGACTTTGTAAAAAACGATTTGAAGGTTGTTACTGGAGGTAAAACTGTTCCGATGATTGACATACTATTGACAACACAAAATTGGAGTCAGTATGTTGAAACTGCAACATTTGTTAACTTAGATTATAATGTCGAACCTCCATTCGTTACTGTTGTGAGAAATCCTGAGGTGAAATACGGAACCAATCCATCTTTACAATACACAATACCAAACAGAAAACAATTTTATTATGCATCTGTTCCGACTTGGAATGGTAACGAACAAGGTATGGACATATATACAATTCCACAACCAGTTCCTGTTGATATTAATTATAGTGTGAAGATTGTGTGTAACAGAATGAGAGAATTGAATCAGTTAAATAAAATTACACTTCAGAAGTTTTCTTCGCGTCAAGCCTATACCTTCATAAAAGGGCAGTATGTTCCGATAATTATGAACAATATTTCAGATGAATCACAAATGACATTGGAGTCAAGGAAGTATTATGTTCAATCATATGATTTTACAATGTTGGGTTACTTGATTGATGAGGAGGAGTTTCAGGTGAAACCAGCCATTGCTCGCGTCGCTCAAGTTGTGGAACTTGACACATCTACGATTAGTAAAAGAAGAAGGAAGTTTCCTGAAAATCCTGACGAGTTTTTGTCAAATTTTCAATACGTGGTTGGTAATGACTCTTTGTCTGAGTTCATTGATTTCACTGCAGATATGACTTGGGTTGGTTCTGAGAACATCTCTAATTTTGATGTCTTTATTAATGGAGATTATTTCGGTTCGAATGTTAATAAAATACAAATAACAACCAACGACATTCTTACAATATCCGTAATGAAACAAGACAACCTGAAAGAAGGTTCTATAAAGTTTGATAGTAAGTTGGTTTAGTCCTCCCCATACAAATCTTTCTTTTCTTTACACTTCTCTAATATTAAATTTTCTAAGAATTTATAAATCTTTATCCCCCTTTTATCACAGTATTTTTTCAATACCTCGTGAACCTCAGGTGCTATCTTTATATTCTTTATTTCTTTCTTTTTATTCATAGGTAGAAAAAAGGTAGAATTTATTCTCACCATTTACAAATAGATATTCAAAAGTCAAGTTTTTTCATTCAGATTAGAATATTTATCATTAAAATAAATCTGCATAGAATAATTTAATAATGGCAACAGCACAAGCAAATCAAAAAGTTTATGTTTCACCTGGTGTTTATACCTCTGAAACGGATTTATCATTCGTGGCTCAGAGTGTGGGTGTTACTACGTTAGGTTTAGTTGGGGAAACAATTAAGGGTCCCGCATTTGAACCGATTTTTATAACGAACTACGATGAATTTCAGGCATATTTCGGGGGGTCCGAGCCTGTAAAATTTGTTAATACACAAATCCCTAAATATGAAGCGGCTTACATTGCCAAATCTTACTTACAACAATCTAATCAATTGTTCGTAACAAGAATCCTTGGTCTTTCAGGATACGACGCAGGTCCGTCTTGGAGTATCAAAGTTGTTGCTAATGTTGACCCAACTACGGTTGGTTTCAATCCTGCAACAGCTACCCCTTGGGTGGTAAACTTTACAGGAAGTTCGACAGGGAATACAATTTCTTTTCTTAATTCATTCCCTTCACAAATTAACAATTCGTTGACTTCACTTTATAGAATGAGTGACGGAAGCACATCTAATATCCAATCCGATATTTTAGGGTTTGTGAAAGATGTTCTAACAACAAATTCATTGTCTTCAACAACTGCAAATGTATATGGTGCAATTCCAGAAAGTGACTATTATAGTTTGTCTACAGGACGTAACTTAGTCAACGTATATAATTGTGATAATATAAATTATCCTCTTAATGATTTAACAAGTGGTTTGAATGATTCTTGGTTCTATGCAAACTTTAACAACTATTCCAATGATAACTATTCAGGTTATTCTATGGACTATATTGTTTCATCAATAGCAACAGGAGCTTCTAATAGTTTCTCGGGTAGTATTTCTGGTAATGTATATACATGGTCAGGAACTGCTTTCAGTGAATATAATAACATGGTTGTAGCGACAATCCGTTCAAGAGGTATATCACTTTTTGAAAATAGTGCAGCAAGTAATGCTCACGGTCCAATTTACGAGGTAAACTCGGGTGGAACTGTTTCAGGATTGAGTGCATTAACTATGGTTTGTTCGGGACAATACTCAGGGGTTACAATTAATCCTTACGAAACCTTCTTGTTATCAGGTATAACGAAAGATAATGATAATTTCAGTTTTGAAGTTTCATTGTCGGCACTTTCTTCTAAGTTTATAACTAAAGTATTAGGGACGGACAATTTCGGAAAATCTAGACAGGAGGTTCCTGTATTCGTTGAGGAAGTTTATCCAGCTTCTTTGGCTTATGCTTATAATCAAAGTTATATCCGTGGATTAGATTGTCAGTTGATTGGTTTACCTGGAGCAAGAACAGAAGACCCAAGTTCAATTGCTTATAACGTAGAAAAATATCAATCACCTATGACACCATTCTTGGTTTCAGAGTTGAGAGGTAATAAAGTTTATAAATTATTCAGATTCATATCAATCTCTGATGGAGATGCAGCTAACGTTGAAGTAAAAGTTTCAATCGCGAACTTGTCTTTTAACAACATGACATTTGATGTTTTAGTTAGAAATTTCTTTGACACCGATGCGAACCCTGTTGTGATTGAGAAATTCACAAATTGCACTATGGACCCAGCTTCAAATAACTTTGTGGCTAAAAAGATTGGTTCTTCTAATGGTGAGTTTGCTTTAATATCAAAATATGTGATGGTTGAAATGTCTGAAGAGGCACCAATAGATGCACTTCCTTGTGGATTCTACGGATACACTCAAAGAGAATATGCATCTGTTAGTAATCCATCTCCTGTTCCAAAGTTCAAAACAAAATACTACTTCCCTGGTGAAGTTATCTATAACCCACCTTTCGGTGCAGCAACTGGAGGTGATAATTTAGTCGAGTCACCTGGTGATATAGTGAGAAGAAGTTACTTAGGTTTTTCAACTCAGTTCGGAATTGACGAATCATTCCTTTCTTATAAAGGTAAACAAAATCCACCTTCTTGGGTCATTGCTCCAATCCCTGTCGAGGGTGCTACTTGGAACTACTTAAGTAAAGGTTTCCATATGGACTCAGGTGCAACTGTAGTTACTATTGGTAATGTTTATCAAACAAGTGGAACACCGGCATTTGAGTGTGGGGTTGCTGATTTCAGATTTGACCCAGAAACACAAGAAAATCCTTACTACTTTATCTACTCAAGAAAATACACAGTATGTTTCGCTGGTGGGTTTGATGGTTGGGACATTTATAGAGAATATAGAACAAACCAAGATAGATTCCAATTGGGAGCATCAGGTTACTTGGCGGGTGCATCTGCATCATCAAGATATCCTTCAGCAACTGGTCAAGGTTTATTTAAGAGAATTGTGGTTGAAAACAATACACAAGATTTTGCTAACACTGACTATTATGCTTATCTATTAGGTATTCTTACGTTCAGAAATCCTGAAGCTACTAATATCAATGTATTTGCAACTTCAAGTATCGATTATTACAATAACTCAAACCTTGTTGAAGAAGCTATCGACATGATTCAGTTCCAAAGGGCTGATTCTGTTTATATAGCAACGACACCAGATTATAACATGTATACTCCTGATGGAACAAACTCTTTGGATATTATTTATCCTCAGGAAGCGGTTGATAACTTAGATAACACAGGAATTGATTCTAACTATACATCTACTTACTATCCTTGGATTTTGGTGAGAGATACAGTAAACAATACACAGATTTACTTACCACCAACAGGTGAAGTTTGTAGAAATTTAGCTCTTACAGATAACATATCCTTCCCATGGTTCGCGTCAGCGGGTTACACAAGAGGTCTTGTAAATTCAATAAAGGCAAGATTGAAGTTGACTCAAGAGGATAGAGATACTCTTTATCAAGGAAGAATCAACCCTATTGCAACTTTTGCGGACGTTGGAACTGTAATTTGGGGTAACAAAACCCTACAGGTTGCGGATACCGCTCTAAACAGACTTAACGTAAGAAGATTGTTACTTCAGGCTCGTAAGTTAATTTCAGCGGTGGCTGTAAGATTACTGTTCGAACAGAACGACCAAGTAGTAAGACAACAATTCTTGGATAGTGTGAACCCAATCCTTGATTCAATTAGAAGAGATAGAGGTCTATATGATTTCCGTGTGACAGTATCTTCTTCACCTGAAGATTTAGACAGAAACACATTAACAGGAAAGATTTACTTAAAACCAACGAAGGCTCTCGAATTCATAGATATTGAATTCTTTATTACACCAACAGGAGCTTCGTTCGAAAATATCTAATAAAAACGGGGGGACAAAATCCCCCCATTTTTTAGCCATACTAAATGAGAAAAGAGATTACAGAAGGTTTCAAAGACGAGAAAACCCCGGATTTAAAATATTACGCTTTCGACTGGGATGACAATATTGTGCACATGCCGACAAAGATAATTCTGAAAGATTCAGACGGAGAAGAGGTAGGTATGTCAACCGAAGATTTTGCAGAATACCGACACATTGTAGGAAAAGAAGATTTTGAATATAACGGACATAAGATTGTTGGGTTCGGTGACAATCCGTTTAGAAACTTTCGAACTGAAGGAGACAAAGACTTTTTGATTGATTCTATGCAAGCAAAGAAGGGACCAGCTTTTGATGACTTTAGAGAAGCAATAAATAATGGTTCAATATTTGCAATAATCACTGCAAGGGGTCATAATCCCGAAACCCTGAAACAATCCGTCTACAATTATATTGTAAATGATTTCGGCGGGATATCCAAAGATGAACTAATCAAAAATTTAAAAAAATATAGGAACTTTACAGGTGAAGAAGATTTATCTGATAAAGAACTTATCGACCTTTATTTGGATTTAAACAAATACCATCCCGTTTCTTTTGGAGATGAGTCGGGTGCCACAAATCCCGAGGAGGCGAAGGTTAGAGCGATGAATGATTTTGTGGACTACATTAAGAATATGGCAGCATTACTTAATAAAAGAGCATGGTTAAAAAACGACATAGGAAACAAATTTACACCATCTAAACCATCAATTGGTTTTTCAGACGATGACCCAAGAAATGTAGAAGTAATGAGAAAAGCCTTTAAAGATAAACCAGATAATTTAGTTAAAACATATTCTACTGCTGGAGGAACTAAGAAGGAAGTGCAATAAGAATACTTTTTTTAAAAATTAAAGTAAAGAGAAATATTTTCTAACAGACTATATTTATAACATATAAACACTGAAAACAAAAAATTAATTATATGGCTGATTTACTGATGAAAATGCCCATACCTTACGAACCGAAACGTCAGAATCGATTCATTCTAAGGTTTCCGTCAAGTTTAGGTATTAATGAGTGGTTCGTGGAGTCTGCTTCAAGACCATCTATCAAGATAAACTCAACTGAAATTCAATTCTTAAACACTTCAACATTTGTTGCAGGTAGATTTAACTGGGATGAAATTCAGGTAAAATTTAGAGACCCAATTGGTCCTTCAGCTGCACAAGCACTTATGGAATGGGTTCGTCTACACGCTGAGTCGGTAACAGGTCGTATGGGTTACGCAGCGGGTTATAAAAAAGATATTGACCTTGAGATGTTGGACCCAACAGGGGTGGTGGTAGAAAAATGGATTCTCTATGGAACCTTCCTAACAAGTGCAAACTTCGGAAGTCTGTCTTACAGTCAGGACGCTCTTGCAGATATTACTTGTGGATTGAGAATGGATAGATGTGTGTTAGTTTACTAATACTCTTTATAAAAAATCGTTTCTAATTATATTTAACCGTAGACATAAACTCTACGGTTATTTTTTTTTTATGGATGAACAAACAAGAAATTATGCACAGAGTAATTTAACATTACCTCACGATATCGTGCCCTTACCATCTGAAGGGGTATTTTACAAGAATAAAAAGAAATCTGTGAAGGTTGGTTATCTGACCGCAGCTGATGAAAACATTCTTATGGCTGGTGGATTGGATATTACCACTAATCTTTTGAGAAATAAATTATACGAACCTGACATGAGGATTGATGATTTATTGGAAGGAGATGTGGAAGCTATTTTAGTATTTTTAAGAAACACAGGTTTTGGACCAGAGATGAACTTAAACCTTACCGACCCACAAACCAAAAAGACTTTTCCTGCGACAATTGTATTGGACGAATTGAATGTAAATAAAGGACAAAAACCAAATGAAGACGGAACTTTTATCACTACTTTACCAAAATCAAATTCAACAGTCAAACTCAAACCTATTACATATGGTGAGATAAACGAAATACAAAAAATCATAGATACATATCCCCAAGGGAGAGTTGCACCAAAAGTTACTCTCAGGCTTAATAAAGAAATTGTTGAGGTAAATGGAACTAGTGACAGAGCGGAAATTGCCAAGTTTGTAGAACAAATGCCAATTATGGACTCCAAGTATATTCGTAAGTTCATGGATGAAAATGAACCTAAATTGGATTTGAGAAGAGAAGTAATAGCCCCATCAGGAGAAAGACTAACAGTCAACGTTGGTTTTGGGGTTGAATTTTTTCGCCCTTTCTTCGGATTATAGGAAAGGTCAAATTGATGAATTCTATTATTTGAATAGATTGTTGAATATAAGTTGGACCGATTTTGAAAAAATGCCTCTTTTTGTGAGAAGATATATTTTGGATAAATGGGTTGAAGAAAATCAAAAGGACTGAAAAATCAGTCCTTTTGTATTTATATAATATTACTAAATTATGCAAGCAGATTACGGAGGACAAATAGGCGGGGAAACAACACCAGAAGGATTTGCCGCAAGGATAAAATCGCTTTTAGATATTGGTGTAGAAGACTTTGCTTCAGCGGTCACAAGATTGAGTCAGGCCTCAACCGATATCAATAAGGTATTCACCCAAGGAAGACAAAGAGTAGTTGAACTTCAGCAGGCAGTTGCGGATTCAGTTCCTGACGTTCTTAGACTTGGAGGTTCAGTTCAAGATGTTAGTAGTGCAATCGAAGGAGTTGCCAAAGCGGCAAACAGGAATGTGTTGGCAACACAAGAACAAATCGAAAAGTTATATGCTGCAAATAAAATTCTAGACCTGAGTGCAGAGAGTCTTACCAACAGTTTCATGAATGTTGGTATGTCTGTGAAAGACATTGGAAAGAATTTAGAGTCATCAATACAGTATGTTCAAAGTATAGGAGGAAACGCTGCTGAGGTTGTCAAAGACATGACTGCAAACATGGACCAACTCAACCGTTATCAGTTTGAGGGTGGTGTGAAAGGTTTAACAAAAATGGCAGCACAAGCCTCAATGTTAAGGTTTGACATGAACCAAACTTTTCAATTGGCGGAAAAGGTTCTGAGCCCTGAGGGTGCAATTCAAGTAGCATCAGCATTCCAAAGATTAGGTGTTTCCGTAGGAAACTTAGTTGACCCTTTTCAACTGATGAATCAATCCATCAACGACCCATCAGGTTTACAAGATAGTTTAGCCCAAATGACAAAACAGTTTTCTTATTTCGATGAGGAAACTAAAACATTCAAAATCAATCCACAGGGAGTTCTGACAATTAATGAGATTGCAAATCAAACTCAAATGAGTGCTAAAGAACTTAGAGAAATGTCTTTAGCTGCTTTAGAATTGGACAGGAGATTATCTGCGGTAAGTGCTGCAGGTCTTTCTATTGCAAGTGAAGAGGACAAACAATACTTAGCTAACATAGCCACAATGACGAGTGAGGGGACCTATGAAGTAAAAATCAAAGATGAAAAGTCTGGTGAGTATATTACAAAAGAACTTTCACAAGTTACTCAAACAGAATTTGACAAATTGATACAGGAACAAAAAAAAGGACCAAAAACTTTAGAGGATTTGGTTAGAAGTCAAATGAATTATACGGAGTCAATTGAGGCTGACGTATCTGCAATAAGAAATAAGTTGGTTGGTGGACTTGCCTCTGCTTCTCCTGTCTTAAGAGGATTTGAGGGTGCAAGAAATGTTATCTCTACAATTGGTGGTGAACTTTCGGATATAGGTGGAACAAAAGAAGTTAGAGAAAAGGTTCAAAAATTCATGTCGGGTATGGGAAGTATTGTTGATGAATTAGCAGACCCAAACACAAATAAGTTGTCGGTTATCCAAAAATACATGGCAAGTTTTGGAACTGAACTTGATGATATAAAAAATGATTTGAATAAAGCAATAAAAAGTGCTTTAGAAAAATCAAAAAACAAACTCAATACAGATAATAAAGTTGAAGCTGCTGGTTCGTGGGTGCTCGGTAAAGTTCTTGGTCAAGAAACAACTAACACAAAGGCAAGTAAACAAGCTGAAATTTTGAATGACGCTTCGAAAAAAGCAGAATCTTTAGCCAAAGAAGGTAAGATTCCTTATGGGACACAGGTAAATTCAAAAGTGGAGTTTGGTGTATTGAAAGTTGATTTGAACATCCAAGGAAACCAAACCTTAAACGAAACGCAAAAACAAGAGATAGTTAAAATTTTAAGTGATAAATTTAGAGAAATTGGGGTCCAAAATTATATGGTTCAGGTTAGCCAAAAGAATCCTTCAACAGCATCTGGTATAGCCAAAGCCAAATAAAAAATACTATATAACCTATTTATAGAAAAATAATTGATGGCGAGTTTATTAGAATTTTCATCTTCCTCAGGATTCAGAAAAAAGTTACTCACAAGGAACCTTACACCATATGCTAAGGCTCCTAATAGACCGTCACAACCGATAGACACGGAATATATCCAAAGCGATTCTTCTGTTCAAGACAGTCCAGACCAACTTATTGATGAACCTAGTTTTGCTAACAGACTCTACCCTCTCAACCAATGGGGGTCAGACGGTGGATATAAACAAGCACCAGACCCGACAGGATTACTTAATACGAAGTCAAATCAAGGAGAATATGGACCAGGTCAACAAGATGCAAGATTACTTGGTCAGGCCGAACCTGAATCGTTGAGATGGAAAACGGTTAACGCATATTCAAATGGTTCTGAAGCTCTGTTAGACAGTGGGGAATATATTACTGAACCTAATTTTGTTATAGGTGGAACAAGATTATATAATAATCAACCCTACCCGACAACATTCGTCCCTTCATTATATGGACCTGTTACTATTCTATTAACCAAAGACCCACTGGGTAGTAATGGGTTATTGAGTCAAGATTCCTTCATTGCCAAGTTGGGAGCTCAAACCTTGAGGAAATCTTTTGAGGAAAGAATTGCTGCACAAATAAGACAAAATACATTAGGTAGAGTAAATCTATTCAATGTTGACAGCGGGAACGATGTTTTGAATTTAATAACAGGAAGAGTTCCATTGTTGGAACCAAACTGGACTATTACAACCCCAAGTAACCCAATATTAGCCGCAACAGATTTTGCGCTCAGACTTGCTGGAAGTATATTACCTGTATCCCCAATCCCAGGTTCTTATTGGGACCCATCAATAAATTCAGGACAGCCAACAACAATACAACAACTACAGAATGCATTTAGAAGAAGTGCTGTTGGAAACTTTTTCAATAGACTTTTAGGTGCCCCTCAATCAGGTTCTCAACTCTTCCTTAATAACACAGGTGGAGGACAAAAGTCTAGACTTTTCGCCAACATCGATTTTAACAAATTCAAACCGAACTACGAAAGAACTTTCTTGGACAGAGCCGCTGGTGCAATTGTTGGTGGTTTATCAGACAATAGTAACTATTATGTTGGTTCAAGAACATCAGAACCATCACAAGTCTTTTCTCCTGCGGGTGCATTACCCGTAAATGAGTTTGGGGTAGTCCAACAATCTCCTGTTTTTGGACCAACTGAGTTAGCTCAACTTTATGAAGGACCTAGTCAAGATGTAAAATTAGGTGCTAATGGACCAACGTATAGTGACGGTGGTGGTATCGAAGGTGGGTTTACTTGGGTTTCACCGAAATACAAGGGAAATGCTGGTAAGAGAGTGGGTCTTGGTGGGGAGGTGACAAGAGAAGATGAAGATTTCAGACCATCATCCTATAACTCAACAGAATCAACTGAAAGAAGATTTAGAGAGGGTTCAATTCTTGATGACACTCAAAGATTAATAGACAGTCAACCACAAGGAGGAAAAAGATTACAACACGTAGGTAATGCCATAGACCAAGTATCCAAAGTTTTCAACGACGGATATAAAGAAATGACAAAGGGTTCTAGAGTTTATAGATACGAAGGGGCTGTAGGACAGGAAGTTGGAACAGAATATTGTAGAGTTTTTGCTAAGGATACTCCATATCTTCAATATAATGATTTACAAAAGGTAGATGGTATAACAATTAATGGAAGAAGATTTGTAGATTCAGTTTTAGATAACACATATAATTTGAACATTGCTCCAAACAAACAAGAAGGTGGTCAAAGTTCTACAAATTTAATAGGAACTACAAATACCGCATTTGCAAAAAAATACATGTTCTCATTGGAAAATCTTGCTTGGAGAACCTCTTCTACACCAGGAGCATCAGTCTCTGATTTACCTGTTTGTGAGAGAGGACCTAATGGAGGAAGGGTTATGTGGTTCCCACCTTATGGACTTACCTTTAATGAAAACGTATCTGCGTCATGGAACACTAGTGAGTTCCTTGGTAGACCAGAGCCAATATATACATATAAGTCAACAAGTAGAGGTGGGACTTTGGCTTGGAAGATAGTTGTTGACCATCCTTCAGTTTTGAATGTTATAGTCAACAAGGTTCTTGCAAATGAAACCAATAGAACAAGAGTTAATAGTATTATAGATTCATTCTTTGCGGGATGTAGGAAATACGATTTATATGAATTAGCTAAGAAGTATTACACAATCAATCCGAATGACTTGTATCAATTACAAGAAGCTATTACCTCAAAGAAGTTGACAAGAGAACAAATTGAATGGTCTAAACTTGAGATTCAAACAGGGGTTGATGGTGGACAAGGTCAAGACATCAGTCAACCTGGACCCACTGAAAGTGAACTATTAAAATATAAAGATGTTGGTTTGTATTTCGCAAATGATTATCCAAAAAAAGGGGACGTTACAGGATATGACCAGCAGAAACTGATATATGATGGTCAACGTGCAAAGTATGACACAAGTGCAGATACAAAAAGTTTTTTCGATGTTGTTGTAGATACTAACTTTAAAGTTGCTCAAAAACTAATTGATGATTTAGTTGCAAAATTAAAACAAACTAAAGGGTCTATTACAATCGTAATTGACTCAAGTTGTTCCGCACCACAAACACAAAGTTATAACGTAGAGTTATCAAAAAGAAGAATTGAGTCTGCTCAATTATTTTTCAATAAAAACCCTAAATTGTCCCAATACGTTAGTGAAGGGAGATTATTAGTTCAAGCTGGTAAAGGGTTTGGAGAATCTTTCATTTCTCAACCAAGAAAGTTTGAAGGACCTGAACCATATGATTTATCTGTTAAAAATTTGGGAAACTCATATAATTGCACTGACACCGATAGTAGCGTTGTGGGTGGAGATATACAAGTTCAAGCTAAAGATGTTTTCACACCAGGAGCAATGGCCTGTAGGAGGGCTTATATCTATAATATCATAGATAATACCACCGACAACACCCCTGAACCAGTTCCCACACCTCAATATACCGATGTATTAGTGTCTAATACAGTTGTAACAACAACTGAGACAGAGGAGATTTCAAGAGAATGGAGAAGAAGAGATAACATTACTAAAAGGGTTATTAGGTCCCTTCTATCTGAGTGTGATTACTTTGAGACAATAAAGGCAGAAACACCTATGGTTTTTGACAACCTAAAAGACAAACTAAAGTTCTTCACACCGGCATTCCACTCAATGACACCAGAGGGATTAAACTCGAGGTTAACATTCTTACAACAGTGTATGAGACCTGGTGACACAATTCCTACAATCAAAGAAGTCAATGGTTCACCTGTGTTACAATACAACAATGCTGTAAACACAACATTTGGAGCACCTCCAGTTTTAGTTTTGAGAATTGGTGATTTTTATAATACCAAAATCATACCTGAGAGTTTATCATTACAATATGAGGAGTTGGACATAAATCCTGAGGGTATAGGGGTTCAACCAATGATTGCAAATGTTAGTTTGAATTTCAAGTTCGTTGGGGGTAGCGGTCTAAAAGAATCTGTTGATAGATTACAAAACGCTTTGACATTCAATTATTATGCGAATACTGAGATATATGATGACAGAGCCGATGTTACAGCACAAGAGGATTTCTTGAAAGTCTTAGATGACGAGTTTCTGGCAATGGCGGTTCCACCAAAACCACCTGCAGCTAATCAAGCGGCACCAAATAATGGACAAAATAATAACCAAACAATCGGTAGTATTCTAAACAGAACGAATCAACCTTTTGGTGAAAACGGAACTATTTCATATTCTGATTTCATGGTAAATTTTGTCAATCAAACTCAAACTTATTTTCAAAATGTTGTTAACAAACAAATTACAATCACATCTCAGTATAATAACGCGGTAAGGCAACAATGGATGGCTGAGAGAAATTATACATACGGAGGAACATCTGTGGATACCGCACCAGTATCAATATACATTTTTGGAAAACCAAATAATGTTGAGAACAGATTCAATCAGATATTTGCTAATTTGGAGGAAGACATTACAAATGATGATGACCAATTTATCAACTTCATTTCAGATACCACAAAAAATCTGACTCCAAGAGTAATAAATGCAATTAAGACAAACTATTCAAATGTTATTAAAAACAAGAGGGGTGTTTTCCAAAATGCCGTAACCCAAATAACACAAGAGTTGGTTACACTGGAGACACAATATATTCAAAGTTGGTCAAGAGCCAACATAATTACTTATGATTATACGACTGGTTTTGCTTTCGATGGATTCCAATCAGCGAAAGGTGATGTGACGGTTTATGAAATATCAGGATTATCTGAAGTAGATGTTTCATCCACTTCTGCAACTGATACCTTGGATGAGTTGGTGATTGATTTACAAAAAGTGAGAGATAATATTTCAGAATTTAATGATATTATTTGGGCGACAAATTCTTTTGTTTATTCTCAAGACAATTTAACTTATGATGGTGTTATGGTTTATAAAACTGAGAATGGAATTGCAGACGGAGCACCTTCAACCGACGTAGTGTTTGAACCTTTTTCAAAAAAGGATGAGTTCACAAACGGTAATTTCAAAAGACAATATATGATATTCTCTGATGACATTTTGGATGACAAGAAATATCAAACATTCAAACAATCAATTATCGGAGACGTTATTAATAACACTGCACTCATAGGAGATTCAACAGCCGACGTTAGTAAGATTTTTGACGACTTTTGGATTGTAAAATCCAAACCTTTATATATTGAGGAAAATAACATAACTAAAGGATTCTTGGATAGTGTGGCTAAGAATGAGTTGAAAGATTTCTTAATCTATACACCATTCCCCAAAAAGAATAGAATCCTTGGATTTTCAACGGAAAACGTGTTTCCTGACCCAAGTTTGTTCGACCTTGAAAAATCTTGGATTAAAAGTTTGGCTGCACAAACAAACAGCTCGAACGACCAAGCCACTTGGAATGATGACATTTCAGGGGCATTAATATCTAAAGCAAAACTTAACTAATGGCGTATCCATATTGGAATAGATATAGTCAATTTATCATTAATGGAGAACAAACAGTTGTCCCTTATGTTCAATTGCCTTCAAAACCAACCGATAAGGCTTACATTTATAAAGTTGGTAGAAGTAGGTTAGATAGAGTCTCACAAGAATATTACAACTCACCATTTTTTGGTTGGTTGATATTACAAGCCAACCCTCAGTTTGGGGGTTTAGAAAATAATATTTTCGATGGTGCAATTTTGAGTATTCCATTTCCATTGATACCATCATTACAAGATTATAAAGCGGCAATAGACAACCAATTCTTTTATTATGGCAGGTAATGTACAAGCGGACAACAGTGGGAATATCCTTGTCGAGTTTGATTATAACAACATTATCGTAGTCGACCCAAACAAAACAATTGATGCTTTCGGAAAGATAAGAGAAAGATTAGTCGACCACGAAAATTTAGTTATGTATGCTAACTTGGAAGCCGAAGTGTTACCAAGAACAAAACTTGCTGTGGGGGCATCACCCGAAGATAGAGTAAGAATTGTTTCAATAGCGAAAATGAATTTTTTAAAACCGACAAAAGATTCATTCTTAGGAACAGGTTATTATGATGAGATTACTGGAGACAACACAACAAAGTTTAAAGGGGTCAATCAAATGTATACGGGAACTGTTGTTCCTAAAGATGGGACTAAGGCTTATATAGTCGATAGACCAAATGATTTATCTGATGTGTTGGATAACGGTTTGTTGGGGATTACACAAATCACTATCGACACAAACATGTCCTTCATACCAAGTGTGAGAATTTCTTTGGAGGATATTCAAGGAAGAGCCTTATTTCAGTTGGGTAATAACTCACCCTATGCGGCTTTCTTTAACTTACCATATCCACCATTTTATCTAACACTCAAAGGTTTTTATGGTCAAGCAATAAGATATCAATTGAATTTGGAAACCTTTAATGCCAGGTTCAACACGTTTAGTGGGAATTATCAAATTGATTTAGATTTCAAAGGATATAAGTTTAATATATTAAATGAGATTGCGGTAGGACATCTTATTGCGACACCGCACATGTATTCTCAACAATTCAATGTAACAACAAACCCTGTTGGTCCACAATCTAATCTGAAATCACAGGAAACAAATGCTGCAACCCAAACTAAACTTCTTACCGCCACAGACGGAAGACAAAATGAGAATACTGTCCAAATAACTGCAGAGAGAGGGTATCAAAAAATACGAGAAGTTTATAGTGAATATAAATCCAAGGGTTTGATACCTCCTGACTTCCCTGAGTATTCATTCCCACAATTTGTAAACGCTCTTGAGTTATTTGAACAAAACGTTGCTAGTCAGTTTAACCCTGTTGAAGTTGCGCCTTTGACTAACATTCGAAACTATAAAACTTCACTCAGAAACTATTTTGAAGGTGTAAGGGGAGGTCAAACGTCATGGTTCAATAGATACTTGAACCCTAACCCAGTTATTCTAAAAACAGGTGAGAGAGCGTATTTCTTCAAAGAAATTGATTTGAAAGCTAAGTTAGAGGCCGAATCACAGTTACAGAAAATTATTACAGAATATAATTTACAACTTTCAAAAAATCCAACTTTAGGGGATGACGGACCATCTAAAATTACTAACCCGATTGTATATTCTACAATTAGTATCAAACCAGCACCTACAGAAAGTCAGATTAATTGGGAGGAAACAACAAAAATCCAAACGGGTATTTTGAAACCGAATCCTACGCAGATTAATCAATTGAAAGACCAGCTAAAAAACTTAACAACACCAATATATGAAACAAAAAATGTAAACGGTCAAACAACATTAGAAGATGTAAGACCTCCTTTTTTTGTTTTTGAGGGTAAAAACAGATTTGACAAAATAATTGCACTTCTTGAAACCCAAGCAAATAAAAAACTTTCAGAGTTTGAAGACTCAATTACGAAGAAACTCTTAGAAAAAATTGAGAGTGGAACAAACGGTATTGGCTTCAAACCAACAGTTAGAAATATTATCGCAGTTCTTATGGCATCAGCAGAGGCATTCATAAGACTTTTAGACGATGTTCACACTTCGGCTTGGGCTTTAAAATATGATGATGTCAGAAAAAAGGCGATTCTAGAAAATCCATCGTCAGCACCTGGTTCAGATACCGTTGATGAAATTAAAATAACAAGACAAGCGATTGAAAGTTCAACAGGTTTAAAATACGCTGAAATACCTGTTTACCCATGGCCACAGTTTTTTGTTGAAACACCGGAGGATAAAAAAGGTAGATTCCAACTCAAATATATTGCAGACCCGACTGTTGTTGAGTTAACGGGAGGTTGGGACTATTCTAAATGGCCAGAGGTGCAATTTGTGGAAGAATATATGAGAGGTCTCACCATGAAATTTAATCCCCCATTAGCGCCGCCACCTTTAGACAACCAAATAGAAACAAATCTTATTAACATTAACGCAATTGAATTTCCAACAGTTGGGGTTGCATACACTAATAAAGAAGAGATTAAGTTCTTCTATGAAATCTATGAAAGACAATTGGTAACATCGAGATACTCTAATTACATTAGGGCTAATCAAAATCAAATAGATGAGTTAATTAAGTTAAATACAGAAACAGAAGTTAACAATATTGTTAAAAGTTTAGGATTAAATTCTCCATACATAACAATGAAGTTGAAGAATTACGCAATTAACTCAAGTAATTATTTGTCATTTTTGGAGAACATATCAAACCAAGGGACTGGAAGAGCATGGCAAGATTTTATTAGGGATTTTTATGTAACACCATACTTGAGAAATTTGACTGAAAATTCATTTGCAATTCTGAATTTAGATGAACAGGGTAAGCTACCTCAATCCACAGCACAGTCTTTAGCATTGGAAAGTTTGGTAACAAATTCAACGAACATACCAAATGTGACAGATACTATCCCTTTCACGGACCCTCAGTGGAATATAAAAAATTTATCGAACGGAGATGGGTCAACTTTGGATGAAGTATATAACACCAACCGAGTTCTTACAATTTTTGACGCTAGAAAAATAATATCAAATTTCAACAACATTTATAACGTCAATGAAAAAAGACCAGTTACAAATTTTTCATATCTAAAAAATGACAACCCTAATTCAACAGTTACTGATTTGGCTGACAATGATGTTAGTTTGAGTTCTTTTTATCAAACGAGAACCCCGATTGACTTCATGGCGACCGAGGGTTACTATATTCACACCCCACCAACTTTTTCTGAAGATGTCCCGTTAGAAAACGAGTTTCCGAGATTGACAACTACGTCAATGTTGAACACACCATATTTTGTTAATGCAATACAGAATGGGGTTCAGAACCAAAGAGCGAGCTTAGCGTATCCATACGTTCAAGCAGGTTATCTTTTTATAAATTCTTTACCTTTAGCTTCCTTGAGAGAAAAATATAAAACACAAGCCAATGGTGCCCAAACTGATTTAGATTATATTGCATCATGTTTCAAAAAATTTGGTGCAATTCACAAACTACCCTATGCTTGGATTTTGAAATTTGGTTCGATATGGCATAGATACAAAGTCTACAAGCAATCGAATACAGATATATTACAAACAGCGTGGACAAATTTTAATCAAGTTCAAAACTTTTCGCCAATACAGAACTCTCCAAGTCAAACTTATTCATTCAAATATGGAACTGCTGATAGAGAAATTGCTTTGGAAAAAACAGATACAACTAATGTGAATCTACAGGTTGGATTTTACCCTAAAGTGATAAATGATTTTTATAAGTTTTGTATAGGTTATGATGTATATAAAGACTATACAAATGCCGAAATTCAGAACACCATTAAAGGTGGTATGAAAGTCTACAACTACGTTCAATCGAATATACAAACCCAACAGGAAGATAAAGTTCTGAGACTTACAACTTGGTCCGTTCTAATCCCTGGTGGGATTTCATCTACTGAGGAAAATTGTGGAACTGATAGTGTGACGAAACAAACAATTTATTTTGTTGTTCCATCCTTCGGTTCTTCCGTTAACCAAACATCAGACGAGTGTATTGTAAATACAAATAATCAATCAAGTACAGTTGTTAATTTAAATAATAATAGTGCGGTTTACAACGGTTCTGTAAGAACAATGTGGTCGGCTCCTAACTATGGGTATTTTGACGGTTCAGCGGTTGTCAAACCAACTCCAGAACAATACGTTAATAGAATTTTACCTAACACTGACGAACAATCACCATTCATATTATTAGATTCTAATGAGTATTCGAACATTGAAGAGATTTTTTCGGTTTTCGATAAAAAAATATTAGATAGTTTTGAACAAGAGTTTTTAAACTTCTGTAAGCCAATTACTGATGCAGATACAGCACCAACAAATCTTGGTATTGGTGAAACCTCAGTATCAGGTGATATTAATTTTAGAAACTTCCAATCCTTATTCAAAAGTTTGATTACCGTGATTCCACAACTTCCGGCAACAAATGAAACAGAGTATTTCAACGAAGTTATAAATTTACAATATTCAAATTCTCAGAACACACTCAGAGCCTTCATGGAATATGATGTTCTTTTTAAATATGGAAATCCTTCAAATTACAAGAGAAGAACTTTGGATTCCTACCTTTCACATGGTGGACAACCTGAGGTTACTGACCCTATACAATTTCAACCATATGTTCAAGGTTCTTTACCGAGTATAGGCGGGTCAACAACATTGACTCTTTCAAAGACACAAAATGTTGATGCTTGGTTAGCTTTGGAACTTGAAGTTGGATTCTCATCCATACCGAGTGTTGAGTATTCTTCGAATGGTTCTTACATAACTGATTTCTTCATAGATAACAACATCGAATTTACCTTACCCAACGTTACAATACTGAGTCCTATAATAAAGATGTATGCAACTTATAAGTTGAGTAATCCAAATTCTACCGTCGCTCAGTTCAAGAACGCTCTACAGGATTTACTAAATTCTGAGGAATTATTACAAAGTAATTTCTTGAATGACCTATTGGCTAAGCTTAACAAGGCATTACCAAATCAAAGTCAAATACCTCAAGGAACGATAAATAGTGTTTTTACGGGACAACAAAGTAAAGTCGAGAACTGGGAAGTGTTCAAAGCCTTAAATGATAAATGGATTGCTGGTGGTGATTACAAAACAAAAACTCTATTCGAAGACATTTTATTCTTGGATAGGGCTTCAAGAAACATTGGACAGACCGTTCTCTTAGATATCTTCGAGTTGAAAAATATGATTGGAAGAAACTCTCTGAATAATGCCATGAGTATCTTCACTTTGATAAGTGGTATTCTAATTAAGAATAACTTTACAGTAATGAACCTTCCGGCTTATGTAAACTTCTATAATATTCAAGATGTGGACGGAACAACAATACCTCAACCTGAGGGTTCTTTGGAATTTGCAAATAACATGTGGGGAACTTTCTTGAATGTTGATTATAGAAATTCATCACCTAAAATGGTTTGCACATATGTTGGAAAACCATCACAATATTTGGATTTACCAAAAGGAAATTTCAGATTTCGTGATGATGGATTTGAAATGAGAAGGGCGTCTGAAAATCCTTTGATTGAGAATCAGGAGGGAAAAAAAGACTGGGCGACATCAAATAAGTGCGTTGGTTTTAATGTCGATATCGGAAATAGAAATCAAAACATATTCTATTCATTCCAAGTCGAGCAAGCGTCAGGAGTGGCAACCTCGGAATCAATTAACACTCAATTGAATATTGTAAACCAATCCACAGGTAGAAATGTCGCAACACAAAACGTGTCACTCTATAATCTTTATAAACAAAGAAGTTATAAATGTTCTGTGGTTTGTTTAGGAAATGCTATTATTCAACCAACAATGTATTTCAATTTGAGACATGTCCCAATGTTTAACGGACCTTATCTGATTGATAGTATCAACCACTCTATACAGCCTGGAAATTTCCAAACAACCTTTACTGGTATCAGACAAGGAATTTATGATTTACCTGCAATTGATTCTTTCCTACAAAGTATTAATCAAAACTTATTAACAAGATTGGAGGCAATTTTGAAAATTAAGAAAGACGTTCCTAAACCTATTGCTAATACACAACAACAGAAAACAGACGAAGTAGTTCAGGTTTCAAATAATACATTGGATGCTCAAAATAGTTGCACATCAAAAGTTGACGTGATAACATATCAAGGATATGAGGTTCAATCTGGAACCGTAACAGAACTCACACCTCAGAAGTTCAAGGAGGCATTGGAAAGAGAAATTCCTGGTTCAGACAACACATTATTGAGATTCTACATATATGCGATTTCATATGTGAATAGTTTTGTCAAAAGCTCGAACACAGATGCGGGAAAGTTTGTTGGATATAATCACAACTTTTCATTATTATCACTCGATAAAAATTTCCAACCAATTCAAACAACAAATTTATATTTCAATAAAAAATATTGTTGTGTTAACGTGACATCCTCAGGTTCGTCAAATTCATTACCAATTGCTGCATTCAATAGTCTCAAGGAATATATTGGTTTTATGAGGTCTAGATTGGAAAACAATTTGGAAAGAATTAGACAATTGAAATTAACAAAATATTACGTGTGTTATTGGCCGAAAGAGAGTGTTGCTGAGAACTACTACGAGTTGAATGCCGAGTCAGAATTTTCAACGGTGATTGGAACAATGCAAGAAGCCTATGTTTCTGCGGTTCAACTTGGAATAATACCAAAAGAATTAGCAGAAAAGAATGATAAGGAAGCAAAAGAGATTCAAAAAGATACAACAGTCCCTACACCTCCACCACCTAATCCTGGACAAACATGCCCACCTCCAATCATAACAACATTTGCGCCAACGATTGGTAACTCAGGAACAATAGTTCAAATCAAAGGTAACTGCTTGGATTCAACAATAGCCGTATTCATAAACGGTGTTCAAGTTGAACCGAGAAATATAACCATAGTCAATCCTCAAACTATTAGAGTAGTTGTCCCCGAAGTGGGAACTACAGTATCAACAGGAAACATTAAAGTCGATACTTTCTATGGAACATTTACAACAGTTTCTACTTTCAATTTTGACCCATCAATTTCACCATCAGCGGCTTCATCTCCAGGTTCATATGTAAACAACGCAAGTAATGTTACTGCGGCTGCATCAGGTGTTATTACTAATCCACAACAGACTGGACCAAATCCTCTTGAGATTATAACTCAAACCAAAAACACAATTGGTGGTGATGAGTTGTTAGTTGTTAAAATATCTCCTAATAGTGGAACGTGGGAGATGGATGACCAACCCGTAATGTCCTACACATTATATACAATAAAGAAGGGTCCAAATAATTCAATCACAAGAACTGTTGAAAGTAGACAAAACACTAGACTTGTTGGTTTCGTTTCTCAAGATAAACAAACATTCACCTGTTCGAGAGCGGCATTAATAAGTGCTGAGTTTCAGGGTGAACTTGAGGACTATGAGGGCGACGAAATAGAAATAACAACACAAATTAAGATATTAGCTAATAATACGTCAACACAGGAAACAGTCCGACAAAATTACAATTTTTTAATTTATGTTCCACCTGCAACCCCATCGACCCAAACACCGCCAGGCTCATTAGTTATAGTGAGTAATACTAACAGTGGTGAACTACCTAATTTTTCGGGACCCGACATCTACAATATTAAAAAACCTACGGGAGGTTATGTTACTTTACAATTCAGTTGTCCGAACTTGATTCAGAAAGGTGAATTTGAGTTAGTTTTAATACCTGAGATAGAAATTCAGTCCATTGTAATAACAAATAATCCTGGCACAAAATATACTAATTTGGTTGAGACAAGTGCAAAAGGTAGATTCCAAGCTTCCGTAAGATATAAATCGAGCAGTTATACACACATCTTCCCGAACACATCAGACCCTGTTCCTATAAATGCCGGAGCAACAAGTCCTCCTTTCACTTTATAACATAACAATATATTTATAATAAAGAATTTTATGAGTTTAAAATCAACATTGGACAATTATTTAGGAAAATCGGTTAAATTTTCTGAAGAAGATTTGGGTGATGGAACTAAACAAGTTTGCGACTTAGAAACAGGAGACTGTTACGTAGTTAGAGAAAGAGATGGTCTAATCGAAAGAGCCGGACACATGCAAACTGCAAACAGAAAAGTAAGGGTTGAAACTTCAAGAGGTATAAAGCAATTACTAAATGGTTAAAACTATGAGTTTAGATAGAAAAATTATTAGCGAGATTGAACGCTACAGACAAATTAACAAATACATTGTAGAACAAGCAGAACTACCATTACCTGAAGACCCAGGTGCAATTCCTCCTCCGCCAGCAGCACCCGAAGCCGGAGCGGTTCCCCCACCACCAGCTGGTGAGGAACCAGCTACAGACACAGCACCTCAACCTATTGATGTAGAGAATGACCCTGACGTAGAGAAAATTGACGATGAGGGAAAATCAGAAGAGGGTGAAGGTGATGGAACTGAAGAGGTAGAAGTTACTGATTTAGTGGATAGTCAAAAAAACATCGAAAAGAAACAAGATGAGTATTTTAATAATTTATTTGGTCAATTAAATAACCTCGAATCCAAGCTCAAGGAAATGGATGGACTTATGTCTAAACTTAACTCTTTGGAGATGAAGATTGAAAAGTATAGAGAGAAAACTCCACAAGAAAAGTTAGAACTAAGAACATATGATTCATATCCATTCAATCAAAAACTTACAGACTTTTTTGAGGATAAAAAAGAAGAGATGGAAAAAACAGGTAAACATGATTATGTGTTAACAACGGATGATGTTAAAAACATCAACGTGAATGATATCAAAAACTCATTCCAACCTGGTGATGTAGATAGTTACGAAAACGAATTTAACAGATAAAATAAAGGGACTGAAAGGTCCCTTTTTAATTTGACATATAGGGATTTCCCAATTATAATTAATAAACAATAAAAACAATTCAAAATGACAAATGTATTAGATGCCGTATTGGCGCAGTATGAAAAAAATCAAATCGGGGGCGGGGCCCAATCCAAAATGTCGCAAGACGAAAGAATGAAAAAGTATTTCGCTTTAATCCTTGGTGATAAAGAGAAATCAGGTCAGAGAAGAATTAGAATTCTCCCTACACAAGATGGTTCCTCACCATTCAAAGAGGCTTGGTATCACGAAATCCAAGTAGGAGGTCAATGGCAAAAGTTCTATGACCCAGGAAAAAACGACAATGAGCGTTCTCCACTTAACGAAGTTTATGAAGAATTGATGAGCACAGGTAAGGAATCTGACAAGGAACTTGCTAAGCAATACAAATCTCGTAAGTTTTACATCGTAAAAGTTATCGACAGAGATAACGAAGCTGATGGACCAAAGTTTTGGAGATTCAAACACAACTACAAGAACGAAGGTATCTTAGATAAAATCATTCCAATTTGGAGAAACAAAGGTGATGTTACTGACCCTGAGAATGGTCGTGACCTTATCATCGAACTTGCTAAATCCAAAACACCTAAGGGTAAAGAATACACAACCGTATCTGCGATTATGTATGATGACCCGGCTCCTGTTCATACAGACAAGGACCAAGCTAAAGAGTGGATTAACGATGAGTTAAGTTGGACTGATGTATACAGTAAGAAACCTGTTGAGTACCTTGAGGCAATCGCAAGAGGTGAAACTCCAAAGTGGGATACTGAAAAAGGTGGATATGTTTATGGTGACAGCACAGTTTCTGAGGAAACACTCGGTGGTTCATCAAAACCAACTACCAAAAAGGTTCAAGACCCACAAGCAGATTCTGAAGTAGACGAAGATTTACCATTCTAATTTTATAACAAGGGCGGTGTTGAGCCGCCCTTATTTTTATGTAACACAATATGGCTATTAAGAAAAACGATTTCGGTAATTTAAAAAAGAAGTTCTCAACTTCAGCAAGATATAAACCACAAAGATTTTTGGACTTAGGTTCTGACTTTTTGGATGCAGTTGGACTTCCAGGTCCCGCAGTTGGACATATCAACATGTTCCTCGGGCACTCAGATACAGGTAAAACAACTGCAGCCATCAAAGCTGCGGTAGATGCTCAGAAGAAAGAAATACTTCCTGTATTCATAATCACAGAACAGAAATGGAGTTTTGACCACGCCAAACTTATGGGTTTCCAATGCGAAGAAGTTGTTGATAAAGAAACAGGCGAACTTGATTGGGATGGATTTTTCTTATTCAATAACAATTTCAGTTACATTGAACAAATCACAGACTACATCAATCAACTCCTTGATGCACAAGAAAAAGGGGAATTGAATTACAGTTTATGTTTTATATGGGATTCAGTTGGTTCTGTTCCTTGTAAAATGACATACGAAGGTAAAGGTGGTAAACAACACAACGCATCTGTGTTATCAGATAAAATTGGTATGGGTATCAACCAAAGAATCTCAGGCTCTAGAAAGGCAGACACCGAATACGAAAATACACTTATTATTATCAACCAACCATGGGTAGAACTACCCGACAATCCTTTTGGTCAACCAAAGATTAAGGCTAAAGGTGGAGAATCAGTTTGGTTAAACTCATCATTAGTTTTCCTTTTCGGAAATCAAAAAGGTGCTGGAACTACCAAGATTACTGCTACCAAAGACAAACGCTCAGTGAAATTTGCAGTAAGAAGTAAAATCTCAGTTATGAAAAATCACATCAACGGATTGGGTTTTGATGACGGAAAGATTATTGTTACTCCTCACGGGTTCTTGGCTGGTAAAGATTCAACCGAAGAAAAAGCGTCTATCGAGGCCTACAAAAAAGAATACGCCGACTATTGGAAAGATATTATCGGTGCTGAAGGGGATTTTACACTCACAGAAGAAAAAGAAGATTGATTGTTCACCATTAAATTGAATATGTGACGAAGACATTGTTGGTGGATGGGGACAACCTATTCAAAATTGGATTTCACGGGGTCAGAGACCTTTATAGTGACGGTTCTCATATAGGTGGAGTATATCACTTCATCAACACAATCAGGAGATTTTTAGAGATGCATAATCACGATAAAGTGATTGTATTTTGGGACGGTGATTCTAACTCATCAATCAGAAAATCTTTATACCCACAATACAAGGGTAATCGTCGTCAAGACATGAATGAATACAAATACGAATCTTACTTGCAACAAAAGGCAAGAGTAAAGATGTATTTGGAGGAGGTCTATGTGCGACAAGTCGAAATGATTAACAATGAAGCTGACGACCTAATATCCTATTATACTCAAATAGCGACCGATGAAGAGATTATCATATTCTCGGCAGACAAAGACTTAACACAGTTAATTAACCCAAGGGTGACCATCTATTCACCCGTAGGTAAAGGTTATCTAAAGAACGGGGATAAGGTAACAATCAATAAAGTGGATATTCCACATTACAACGTTACTTTGACAAAAATCATGACAGGTGATAAGTCAGATAATATAGATGGTATCGAAGGCCTGGGTGAAAAAACTTTAGTAAAACTTTTTCCGATTATGCTTGAAAAACAATGCACTATCGAAGAAATATTGGATTATGCACGAAATATCCCGCAAAAAAAACCTATTAAAAGTTTATCTAATATTTTGACAGGAAAGACAAAAAGCGGTATACTTGGAGAACAGTTCTACAGAATAAATAAACAAATTGTTGATTTGAATACACCCCTAATAACCGACGAAGGTAAAACCTTAGTAGAACAAATCTACACAGACACCATAGACCCAACAGATAGGGGATATAAAAACTTAATGAGATTGATGATGGAGGACGGACTCTTCAAATATCTCCCCACAAATGATGAGGCATGGGTTAATTTCCTCAAACCTTTTTTAAAATTAATAAGAAAAGAAAAACGAAAGAAATGATAGACTACACTTTATCAGATAAACTGAAAATTCAGTATCAAACTGCGAAACCTTTTCCATACATTGTGATTGATAATTTTTTACCAGACTTCTTACTAAAAAGTTGTTTAGAAGAAATTAAAAAACACAAGAAATGGTTTTCTAATGAAGAAGAATGGGTTGAAGAGTTTGAGAAAAACAAATTATATTACCCAACACATTCTACCGATATGGAAGAGTTTAAAAACTACCTTCCTATTACCAATATGATTACAGAGTATATGAATTCAGAACCATTTATTAAATTTTTAGAAAATTTAACAGGGTTTGAGAAATTATATAGAGACCCTATAATGTTGGGAGGGGGAATACATAAAATAAATAAAGGGGGTAAGTTATCTATTCACATTGATTATAACCAACACCCTGGTAAAAAATGGAAACGTAACTTAAATCTATTACTTTATTTAAATGAAACTTGGTTGAAAGAATGGGGAGGTAATTTAGAGTTATGGGGTGGAGACCCTTGGAAAAAAGAAATAGAGATAGAACCAATATTCAATAGAGCGGTTATTTTTTCTATTGAAGATGCACCTCATGGGCATCCACTACCATTAAAAACACCTGATGATGTGTCAAGATATTCATTAGCACTTTATTACTTCACCGATGAAGAAGTAAAAAACAAACACACAGTTATCTTCTACAAAGAAGAAGAATTGGGTATAAATGAAACAGATAACTTATTTAAATTTTAAGCAAATACAAACAAAAATTAAACAAACATGAAAGAGCAAGACAGCACAAAAATGGAATTTCTATTGACCCTCAATGAAAACATTGTTGTTCAGAGGTTTTTTAATGTTCGTGGTTACAACCCGAAAGCTAAGAACTCTATGGAACTTTATGGATTCATGAAGGCATTCAGTGAGGAACTCCATTATTATCTAAAAATGAAGACTGTGATTTACATGATGGATAACAAGGACGCCATCAATGATAATCCAGCAATTATGGAAACATCGTTCACAGAAGGTCCTGAATTTTTCAACCTTTATGTCAAGTTGGGCGACACGACAATTTGTCATAGAAGAATTGATGGAAAACTTTATCCACCAAAAGTTCGTTATACAGTTGACGTAAGACCATTCTTGAAAGAATTACTTAGAGAATTAACTGACATTTTTTCAGCAAAAAAATTAACTCACGAGTATTTGGAATTTGACCTTATCTAAGGACTATTTAAATTATAAGGGGGGAATCACAGAGAGTTTATGAATAAGAATTTTGACTACTTAGGTAATACATTTCAGATACAATTAATAAATCAAATAATCCTTGATAAGGACTTTTCAAGTTCAATCTTGGATGTTATTGAGAGTTCATATTTCGATAACAAATACTTTAAAATCATTATTCAAATGATTAAAGAGTATTATGTAAAATATGAATCAACACCAAACTTCGAAACTTTAGAACAAATTATAAAGTCCGAGGTTAGTCAAGAACTTGTAGCTAAAATTGTTTTAGATACTCTCAATCAAGTAAAAGATGCACCATTAGAAGGAACTCAGTTCGTTCAAGAGAAGGCATTGAAATTCTGTAAACAACAAGAGTTACAGAAAGCAATGGACAAGGCACAAAAGATAATCACTGAGGGTGATTTCGAATCCTACGATAAAGTCGAAGGTCTTGTTAGAGAGGCTCTTCAAGTTGGTGAAATCGAGAAAGGACAATCAGACGTATTCAACGATTTGGAAAATGTTCTTGTTGAAGATTATAGACACCCAATTCCAATGGGTATTGCAGGAATTGACAAACTACTCAAAGGTGGTTTAGCGAAAGGTGAGATTGGTGTTATCTTGGCACCAACAGGTGTTGGTAAGACAACCGTCCTCACAAAAATTTCTAATACAGCTTTCAATATGGGATATAACGTTCTTCAAATATTTTTTGAGGACAACCCAAAAATTATCCAAAGAAAACATTTTACCATTTGGACTGGCATAGAACCCGATAACTTGGTTTTCCATAAAGAAAAAGTTATGGAAAAAATTACTGAGATTAAGGAAACGATGCAAAACAAATTAGTTCTTAAGAAATTAGCTTCAGATACAATGACCATGAATCAAATAAAGAATCAGGTCAGAAAAATGATAGCGGATGGAACAAGGATTGATATGATAGTAATGGACTATATTGATTGTGTTCTACCAGAATCAAGTGCTAAAGACGAATGGAAAGCCGAAGGTTCAATTATGAGAGCATTCGAAGCCATGTGTCATGAACTTGACATAGCTGGTTGGACAGCAACCCAAGGTAATAGAAGTTCAATCTCATCTGAGGTTGTTACTACTGACCAAATGGGAGGTTCAATTAAGAAAGCCCAAGTCGGTCACGTCATCATAACCGTGGCAAAAACACTACAACAAAAAGAAATGAACTTAGCAACTATTGCAATTACTAAGTCTCGTTTAGGTAAAGATGGTGTTGTATTCGAAAACTGTAAATTCAACAACGAATTACTTGAAATAGATACGGAATCATCTGTAACCTTCTTAGGTTTTGAAGAACAACAAGAAGAAAGAAAAAGAGATAGAGTTAAGGAGCTTCTCGAGAAAAGAAAAGAAAGAGAGCAACAAAAAAATCCATAATTAAATATCTACTTTATAACAAAAAAACTTATTTTTTTTTAATTAATTTTGTGGTCGGAAAGTGTTCGACCGCATATTTATCATAAAAATCGACGATTTTTTGATAAAAACTTACACAACAAAAACTACAAAAAATGGACATTTCGAACAGGATTTTATCGGAGATTACAGTATACATGAAGTATGCTAAGTATATTCCCGAACTTAAGAGAAGAGAAACGTGGCAAGAATTAGTCACAAGAAACATGGAGATGCATATCAAAAAGTATCCCAAACTAGAAGAAGAAATCAGAGAGAACTATAAATACGTTTATAGAAAACAAGTTCTTCCTTCAATGAGGTCAATGCAATTTGCAGGTAAACCCATTGAAATTTCTCCAAACAGAATTTACAACTGTGCATTTGCACCGATTGATGATTGGAGAGTATTTTCTGAAATCATGTTCTTACTCTTAGGTGGAACAGGTGTTGGATACTCAGTTCAAAAACACCATGTTGAGTTGTTACCTGAGGTTAGAAAACCAAATAAAGAGAGAGGTAGAAGATGGTTAGTTGCAGACTCTATCGAGGGATGGGCTGATGCTGTTAAAGTATTAGTCAAGTCATACTTCTTTGGTGGTTCTCATATCGAGTTTGATTATAGTGATATCAGACCAAAAGGTGCTAGACTTGTAACATCGGGTGGTAAGGCTCCTGGTCCTCAACCACTGAAAGAATGTCTAATCAAATTAGAAGGTATTTTAGAAGCGAAAGAAGATGGAGAAAAATTAACTCCAATCGAAGTTCATGACATGGTATGTCACATTGCGGACGCAGTGTTAGCTGGTGGTATCAGAAGAGCGGCTTTGATTTGTTTATTCTCAGCAACTGATGAAGATATGATTGGTTGTAAAAGTGGTGCTTGGTGGGAACAAAATCCACAAAGAGGAAGAGCTAATAACTCAGCAGTATTGATGAGACACAAAATTACAAAGGACTATTTTATGGACCTTTGGAAAAGAATCGAAGCAAGTGGTGCTGGCGAACCTGGTATCTACTTAAGTAATGACAAAGATTGGGGAACTAACCCATGTTGTGAAATTGCACTTCGTCCTTTCCAATTCTGTAACTTGACTGAAGTGAACGTTTCAAATGTCGTATCTCAAGAAGATTACGAAGATAGAGTTAAGGCTGCTTCTTTCATTGGCACTCTTCAGGCAGGATATACTGATTTCCATTATCTAAGACCAATTTGGCAAAGAACTACAGAAAAAGATGCCCTTATTGGTATCTCAATGACAGGAATTGGCTCAGGAGCGGTTATGGGTCTCAACATGAAATCAGCGGCTAAAGTGGTAAAAGAAGAAAATGAAAGAGTAACATCCCTAATTGGTATTAATAAGTCGGCTAGAACCACAACAGTAAAACCGGCAGGAACTACCTCACTAACACTTGGAACTTCATCAGGTATTCACGCATGGCATAACGATTACTATATCAGAAGAGTTAGAGTTGGTAAAAACGAAGCAATATACACACACCTAAAGAATAATCATCCTGAACTTGTTGAAGATGAATATTTCAGACCACATGACACTGCAGTTATTAGTATACCACAAAAGGCACCTGAAGGGTCTATCTTAAGAAATGAATCACCCATTCAACTCTTAGAAAGAGTTAAAAAGGTTCAACAAGAATGGATTAAACCAGGTCATAGAAATGGTTCAAATGCACATAACGTATCTGCAACAGTTTCTATTCGTGAACATGAATGGCCGGCAGTTGGTGAATGGATGTGGGAAAATAAGGAACATTATAATGGACTTTCAGTTTTACCTTACAATGGTGGAACATATATTCAAGCACCTTTTGAAGATTGCACAAAAGAAAAATACGAAGAGCTATTACAAACGCTAAAAGATGTTGATTTGTCAAAAATTGTTGAAAATGATGATGATACTGATTTAAGTGGAGAACTAGCATGTGCTGGAGGAGCTTGTGAGATTACATTGGTATAACCTATGAAAAATAATGAAGATAAAAGGGTCGAGCCTAAAAAACTTGACCCTTCTTATTTCTACGAAGAGAACGGTAGAATAGTGTTCACAGAGAATTATCACACTAACAGAGGATATTGTTGTGGAAATAATTGTAGACATTGTCCATTCGAACCGAGAGCTGAAAGAGGAAATACTATATTAAAAAAATAATCCAACTATATTTATACAATATGGCAGATGGAATTACATATGGTATAAATTTCCCCTTTAGGGATTCGAGGAAAGGAGACTACTTAGCACTTACTGAATTTGAGGCTCAGGAAATCAAAGCTGACCTTCTACATTTAATTCTTACAAGAAAGGGTTCGAGATATTTTCTACCAGAATTCGGAACGAGACTTTATGAATTTATATTTGAACCTTTCGATGGGTTGACATTTGCAGCAATCGAATCAGATATCAGAGATGCGGTTTCCCAATTTATGCCAGAGTTACTTTTGAATAATATAACAATAGAACCTGCTGATATCCAAGAGGAAATCGATTCAGCCAATACTCCAAACATCGCAGGTCCTGGTGATATATCAATATATCGTTTCCCGGGTAAAGGGACTTCTGAATATACCGCAAAATTAAGAATTGACTATTCAACCGAAAGGAATGCGTTTGGTCAAAGTGATTTTATAATTGTCAATATTTAAAATAGATGGCGAACAGAAAAATATCATATACTACAAGAGATTATCAAGCAATAAGAACCGAGCTTCTTAATTACGTCAGAACATTCTACCCTGAATTAATTCAGGACTTTAATGATGCATCTGTTTTTTCAGTGTTCTTAGACATGAATGCCGCGATTGCCGACAATTTACATTACAATATCGATAGAAGTATTCAAGAAACAGTATTACAATACGCACAACAAAGGTCATCTGTTTATAACATAGCAAGAACTTATGGATTAAAGGTTCCTGGTCAAAGACCTTCAGTTGCACTTGTTGACTTTTCAATTACCGTTCCAGCCTTTGGAGACAAAGAAGATGAAAGATACCTCGGAGTTTTAACGAGAGGTTCACAGTTTACCGGTGGTGGGATTGTTTTTGAAAATATTAATGATATTGATTTTGCATCACCATACAACTCTCAAGGTTTTCCAAACAGATTGAAGATACCAAATTTCAACGCAAACAATGTCTTGATAAATTATACAATTACCAAGAGAGAACTTGTCGTAAATGGTATTACAAAGGTTTTCAAAAGGGTTATTACCCCGAATGATGTAAGACCATTCTTAGAGTTATTCCTACCTGAAAAAAATGTTCTAGGTATCACAAGTGTATTGTTGAAAAATGGAACTGAATATACTAACATCCCTTCAGTTGCTGAATTCTTGGGGGCACAGAATAGGTGGTATGAAGTTGACTCATTGGCCGAAGACAGAATCTTTGTTGAAGACCCGACCAAAGTTTCAGACCAGCCTGGTATAAAAGTAGGAAGATATATTCAAACTCAGAATAGGTTTATTTCAGAATACACAGCCGAAGGATTCAAAAAATTAACTTTCGGAGGCGGAACAAATACCGCACAAGATGCATTAGATGAATTTACAACTTTAGGTTTGACTGCTGAAATACAAAGATACTCTAATAATATGTCTTTGGGTGCGGCTTTAGTCCCTAATTCGACACTGTTTATTCAATATAGAATCGGTGGTGGATTGGCAACAAACTTGGGAACAAATGTAATCAATCAAATCGGAACGGTTTCGTTTTATGTTAACGGACCATCAGAATCGACTAATTCGTCAGTGGTTAACTCATTGAGATGTAATAACGTAACAGCAGCTGTTGGAGGTGCTGGAGTTCCAACAGTAGAAGAGGTTAGAAACTATGTTTCATTCAACTTTTCGGCACAAAAAAGAGCTGTTACGGTTCAAGATTATGAATCATTGATAAGAACAATGCCATCACAATATGGTGCACCTGCCAAAGTTTCAATTACCGAAAATGATAATAAGATTCTCATCCAATTATTATCATATGACACCTCAGGAAAACTAACAAGTATTGTCTCAAACACGTTGAGACAAAATGTTGCAACTTATCTTTCTAATTACAGAATGATGAACGACTATATTTCGATTTTGACTGCAGAAGTAATTGACCTTTCTTTTGAAATTTCAATTGTTCTCGACTCCGCACAAAATTCAGGACAAGTTATTACCGCTGTAGTGGATAGAATCTCTGCATACATGGACCCACTCGGAAGAGAAATGGGTCAGAATGTAAATTTATCTGAACTCGAAAGTATTGTTCAAAACCAAAACGGAGTTCTGACAGTTGCTGACGTAAAAGTTTTTAATAAAGTAGGTGGTCAATATTCTTCAGCCGAAACGTCAATGGAATATTCAGACCCAGAAACAAAACAGATACAACCTGTAGACAATACAATCTTTGCACAACCCTCACAGGTTTACCAAGTTAGATACCCAACAAAAGATATCAAAATCTTAGTTAAGAATTTCCAATCTGTAACCTTTTCTTAATTAGTTTATTTCGTAATCAATTCACTTATTTTTAAGTGGTGTGTGATTTCGTCTTTGAAAATTACAGTTAAACTATTTATTGAAAAACTAGTTGATGGGTCAATCCTATAGAATAAGAACCGAATTAGGTGTAAACAAAACAATTAATGTTCAACTCGACCAAGACTTTGAATTTTTAGAAATTCTGTCTTTGACAATACAACAAACGGATGTTTATATAAGAGCTTGTGCTGATTACGGTGTGGTTGTAGGAAGAGTTACTGCTAATAACGGATTTGGATTACCCAACGCAAGGGTCTCGGTTTTTGTTCCTATCACTGAGGTAGACCAATCGAACCCTATCATTTCAAGTATATATCCTTATAAGTCTCCTGAAGACAAAAATGAAGATGGATATCGATACAATCTCCTACCTTACGAAAGGTCACATAGCGGACACAATCCTACAGGAACTTTACCAAGTAGGCTTGATGCATTGACCGCGTCTACGGTTGTTGAGTTATACGATAGGTATTACAAATTTACCGCAAAAACAAACGAAAGTGGGGACTACATGATAATGGGAGTTCCGGTTGGTAATCAACAATTTGTGATGGACGTTGATTTGTCGGACATGGGTGAATTCTCATTGACACCACAAGATTTAATTAGAATTGGAAGGGCAACGGAATCACAAGTGGCGGGAAATAGATTTAGAAGCTCAACTGATTTGAATTCTCTTCCTCAAATTGTAAATTTGAATAGAACAATTGAAGTTAGTCCTTTATGGGGTGACCCTGATGTTTGTCAAATAGCAATCAACCGACTTGATTTTGATTTGAGGGATGATGCAAACATTGACATACAGCCTACTTCTGTTTTCATGGGTTCGGTTTATTCCACACCTGACAAGTTTAGGTTAAGACCCGATTTGAAATTAGGTTCTATAACAATAAGGGGTGGTAAACCGAGAGATAATTTCGGTAACCTATGTTCACTTGTTGCAGGACCTGGTCAAATACTTGCAGTAAGACAAACAATTAATACTGACTTGAGCGGCAATCCAATTCTTGAAGAATACAGATTGGAACAAAGTGGAAATTTAATAGACGAAAATGGGGTATGGTTGGTAGAACTCCCAATGAATTTGGATTATTTAGTCACAAACGAGTTTGGTGAAAAAATTCTATCAAACGACCCAACGATTGGAATTCCCACTAAGGGAAAATATAGATTTAAAATTAAATGGCAACAATCAAATAGTCTAAGTGAATCTGTCAAAAGACCGTATTTTTTAGTTCCAAACGTTAGAGAGTATGGTTGGAGTAGCACTGCGGTTGACCCAAACAATCCTAATGTTAACCCTCCTTTACAACAAAGAAATCAACTAAAAAGTTCTTATTATTTTGGGCTAGATTGGTCAGGTTATACTAACGGGTTTTCTGTTCAGGACGCAACAACAAAACTTAATGAGATGATAAACTGTGAAGACACATTTTATCAATTCGAATATAATAGAGTTTATACAGTTTCAGGTTTGATAGACCAATATAAAGATGGGGGTAGAGGAAGGTTTATAGGAATCAAAGAAATTGATGATGATTCATGTTCTGACACAGTGAATAAATTTCCGGTAAACGAAGGGTTCAAAAACTTTGACTTTTTATTTTTTATTGTCTCACTTTTACTTCAACTCCTTCAGATTGTTTCAATCCCACTTTTAATTGCACTCCATTTTATAGTCTTCTTTTTAAATCTTTTGTTGGGTTTGAAAAATATCCTTATTGGTTTATTTGCGGCTTTAGTTGGATATCATTTATACCTTTTCGGAAAAGGTGTTATTAAAGGTATTAAACTTTATATTGAAGCTGGTAAGTTAACTGCGGCTGGTGCAAACTTGGTTGGAACTGGAGTTGCATCTATTGCTGGTGCTGCTTTAAAATTTTTGGCAGGTCAAAAAACTACAGAAGCAAAAGATACTTTAGCAATTGCAGGGAAAAACTTAGCAATTTCAATAAAATATGGATTATCTATTTTTGCTATAAATAAAATATACCAAATTTTCCGAGGTCAGAAAATAAAAGTTATATCCCTACCGGTATTAACATATCCAGACTGCCAAGGTTGCGAGTGTAAACCAAAAGATATATCTCAAGACCAATCATTAACATCAAGTCAAAGTGGATTACTCTCAAGATTCTCAGATTCAATTCAATATTATGAAAAATTATTAGCAAGCCCTTATGTTCAGTCGTTCGATGAGGATAGTAGAGATGCGGTGGCACTTGCATTCGCAAGTGCTGCGGGTGGAAATGACGGTGACCCATTCAGTAGAAACTCATACAAGGTTATGGATTCAGGGGATGATGGTAGTATTTTTATAGATGGTTGTCCTGTTGATTTTTTCGCTTACTCAAATTATCTCCCCTTAGGTGAAAGAGTTAATATTTTTAACACGAGAAAAAAATATTTTGATGGTGTTAATCGTATCAAAGTTACATTTAATTCACCAAATAATTTGGTTAATCACTTGGATAATACACTTACAATCTTTTTGTCAGACAAACTTGAAACTGGCACATTGTTAAGTTTTGTTAACCCCTTAGATACAACCGACGTTAACTTTAATTTCACAGGAAATACACCACAAACAAGTGGTATTTATGGACAGGCTCTTAATCCTGGTCCATCAACATATAATGTGGGATATTGTGACCCTAACAACCCTTATAGTAACCTCACAACAACCTACCAATTAAATAGAGGTTCCGAGATAACGGGGTATACATATCCGGCGGATATCGAATATTATCAAGTAATTACTGCACTAACAATAAATCAAGCGATAAACTTATTTGGTGGAGCTCCAGATGAATCTTTACCGCAAATTGTAAATTCAGGGACGGTTATTATTGGAAATAATCAGAAACACATTAAAATTCTTGGTATTTGTATCAACACTGGTTGGCTCAACGGATATTACACCAACGAAATTCCTTATTCACAAATTTTCCAAGATTATGGAAATCAGTATATCACAATCTTACAAAGAGGTGTTGACCCGTATTCACCAACCTACGTGAACAAATACGGTTTAGGAGTTCTTTTTGGTTTCAATGACCCTGATGCATTAACCTTGACCGCAGAAACAAGACTTAATATTCCAATCCAGAAACTTAATTCCAATATAATGAGCGTTCAACCATTCACACAAAATGGTCAATCTGAAATATTTTACCCATCTCATTTCTTCAGGGGTGGTATAAATAACACGACTGAAATAGGAAAACAGTGGTCAGCATTCACAACTTTCAACGTGGGATATTATAGTAGTTTGGATAGAACAACTAATCCATCTGGTTCATTAGATTTTTCAAACGGAGTCGTTTCTAGCCCATATAATGGTGCATACTCATCTATTGTAACAACACCTTCACAACGTGTTGGAAAATATAATACAGCTGAAGATATTTCTGGTGCAGCTTTCTTTTATGTTCAAGAATCTGGAAGGAGACCCAAAGATGTAGAAATAACCTATTACACAAATGTGTTCTTACCATCATTTACAGGTAATCCAATGAATATTTCCACTAACACTCTAAATGTGATGAGAACCGACAGATTACCCTCTTCAGATAACTTGGATGGTGGAACTTGGACATTGAATCCCGCTTTGTTACAACAAAACATTGGTTTTGCAATTTATCAAATCTCTGCGTATGGTGAAGGTGCAATTTCAGTGGATGCTTACAGCACAGGTGCGGACATAACAACCGCAGATATTGTAGGACAATACAGTTACACCAACGTTATAGATACATTAAATCTTTGTTCACAAATAGTTTCACTCAAATGTTACGAGGGAAATGGAACGACATTTAAAGTGAATACAGGATGCACTGAAACTGATGCAGTAGTAAGCGGATGTTACCAGTTCTTACGAAGACCACTTTTGGATATTGGAAAAGATATTAGAAATTTTAATGAGTGGGCATATAGATTCCGATTTAACTATGGTTTGTGTAGAGGGGTTTTGTCTCAATCATTTACGAATAATTGGATAAACGGTTCTTTATTTATGTTCCCAATCCAAATAGATGTATTTTTTGATTTGAACAATAAACCTTTGGCACCAAAGTATCCTTCAAGGTTAACTTATTTTGATAGTGATACAAACAATTTTTATTTTAGAAGTAGTCCATTTTTAAGTGGTTCAACATCTTCGAGATTTATAGGTTCCCCCGCAAATACATTAGGGCCACAATATTCAATTAATTCGAGAAATCTTTTATTTCCAACAACAATCATAAATTTGGGTATGAAGGATTCGTTTTACCAAGAAATTATAATGGAGGCATCCGCAAAGGCTTATGTGATGTCAAATCTGAATCCTACAAGTTACTCCGACACATCAGATATTGTAAACCTATTTGTTCTTTCTAGAATCACGAGTGCGACTTTCTTACAACAAATGTTGGGATTGAGAGATAACTCAATCAATAGTTTATTCACGAGGTCATCGACAGTTGGAATTATTCAACCTAAGAATAGGGTGGATGCCGACTTGGTTCAAATGATGTCAATTAATAGTGAAATTGGAATAGTTCCTTTCAGCACAGAATTTTATCCTTTTGATGCAAATGACCCGAACAATGCTGTTGTAGTTTTACAAACCGCAGGTAATAATGTTATGGGAATATTCTTCTCATCCTCAACTGCAGATTTACAGATAAAAGACTATATTTCACCAGGGGTTATTAACTTCAGACCAGCATCTAACGCAAATGCACTGACATATCCTTTCGGTATTAAATCACAAAGAGTTCCTTTTTATCAGTGGGGTTTAGAAGGCGGTAATTCAATTTTTGGAACTGAAAAAAATAATTGGAAAACGAACATATCAGATGGTATTATCTCTTACGAATATCAATCTTTGAGTAGAAGATTTACGAATGCACCATCTTATTTCAGTGGTTCATACAACAACGTAAGTGACATATATCAAAGAGGTTATATTTTTGCTGTTAACCAAAACCAACAATATTCTGCAACGGCTGGAACTTGGACAAACAATTTTATGATTGGTGCTCCAAACCAGTTTTACTTTGGATTAGTTGCAGGTGCGTCTGCTTTGGATAAATTTAAGACAAAATATAGTGCAGATGAATAACTATAAAATTATACCGAGTAGTCTGACTTTCCAAAGTGCTCCTTTTGTTGACCAGGAAATCACCTTGACCTTACAAGAAAAACAACAAGAAATTACTGAATATGATAGAAGTCAAACAATAAGTTTAGCTCAGGTTTATGACGATGAGAGACAGGAATCTACAGTCTTCAGACCGACATTCAAACTTAGTTATTTGTATTCCAACACTTATACAGGAACAACTGAATACATTCCATTTAGAAATAATCTGTTTTATGTAAACCCTGAGGTTTCAACGGTCAGCACAATTTGGAAAGGATTCCCTCAGTTTTATGAGTTTGATTTCTACAGACCCGATGTTAAAGACCAACATTTTCCATATAAATCTAAAAGTGCTTATACCTACAATTGGACATATTATCTAACATATCCTTACGAAAACCAATATAATAAACAATTAACATATTATTCTAATAACACACCAATCAATTGGGTTGCAGGAGACGGAATTCCATTTGAAATATTTAACTCACAACAAAATGGTGACAACATAATAAGTTTTAGATGTATTGCTCCTCATGGAGTTTTACCTAATGAATATGTCGAACTATCACTCACATATAGGAATGAAAAGATTTTCCAAGTATATTCTTTAGGTAACGGATTAGTTGAATCTGACCCTTATATCTTCAATGTTTTAAATGTTGGATACACTGGCTCTACTTTCAACAACGGAACTAGAGGAACTTTTAAAAGAGTTATCAATCCAGATAATCTTAATGAGACTAAATCGAAATACTACATCAAAAAACTAAAGGTTGTGACAAATTTGGACGATATCATTGTAACAAAAGCTGGTTTTGAAAAAAATGTTTTTGGTGAAGAAAGAAAATTTGAATACAGTTCGATTACTCCCAATAAAGTCACGAGGGTTTCTCAGAAGACAAGTAGTAACGCTTATTCGTTCACGTCCGCATACGATTTGGATTTCGCTTCCCTAAAAGATAACAACGGTAGACCGTTAAACGAGATTAATCTAACTGTGATAAATAAAGGTTATTCAGGTTATTTCAATCAGCCTAATAATGGTGTCGGAATAAAACAGGGATGGGAATTCAATCTTTCAAAAAATATTAATCCGTGGTGGGATTTGAATAACACACAGTCAAACTCATCTATTCAAACATCAGCATATACTTTGACAAGTGGTGTAACAAAGACATTCACTTATAATTTAGACTTGAAAAGAGCAGATGTTATTGATGGTGATTTTTGTGAGTGGAATGATTATGAACAAATCGAAAGGGTCATATCAAAATACTATCAAAAAATAAAATACAATCAAAGTGTGTTTCAAACAACAAATAACAGTAATACGAACTCACCTGGTTTTTACTATGAGCCACATATCCCTATGACCATAAGAATATTTTCAGATTACATCGAAACAGGAAATGTCGACGCGATTGAGAATATACCAAGCTGGGCTTTTTATTCTACCCAAGACAGAGAATTCAGATGGAGAGACCTATACACATATGGATTCAAAGATAGTTCAAACAGGGGTGTGGATTATCCTTTCTTTAACACGGCGCATTACCCTTTTGTATCTGCCGTATTTAGATTAATACCTGAGGGAATAGATTACAATGAATCTATTTTAGGTGTAGATGAACCAATTAAACCTTTGATAGATGGATGTGAATAAATTTCAAATTTTAAGAGAGGGGGGAATATCCAAACAAATTAATATTCCGATTCAGATGACTTGGGATTATTTGGGTTTGGATGACTCTATTGATGAATATGAAACTCAAATAGTTAAAGAGGTTATTGGTGATGGTAGAGACTTTGAGGTAACAAGATTTAGTCACGCCCCACATAACAGCCCCTCAATCTTTATCAATCCAACGACGGGCCAAGTAACTCAATCAAATATAGTTGGAGGTTCAGACTCTACTGTATGTAATTATGAATTTTATTTTTATTCAGGTGGTTCGATTAATGATTTGAATAATTGGCAGATTAACTACTTAGGAGAAGGATTTACACCTCAAGACTTATACTACTATAATAACTCATTTACGAACTCGTTTTTTAAGTTGGACCTTTATGACACTCCTGATGAAAAAAGACAAACAAACTACCTAACAATCATCATACCAACCCAACAAGGTCTGAAGATGGACACTCGAATGCAAAGAGCCACAGTCTCAGTAAAGAAACCAAAGTTTATTTTGGATTTCATCGGAGACAAAGAGGGTTTCTTTATCTACTGGTTAAAGAAAAGAGAATTTTTGAACATATCAACATTCTATATGTCAGCCAAGTTTTATAACGCAGGAACTGGTCAATTTACCAAAATGATGACAGGTAGAGGATGGGACCCTCAAAGTTCGACTCCTCCTTGTCAACAACAATGGCCAACTCCATTTAATGTTGATAGAACCTTGGGACCACAGTCATGTATGTCGGTAGGAGAAAGAAATACATTCGACAACACACAATATTTTTATTACACAGTTCAAATAGATTATCCAACACAAACATATCAGGTGTATAATACTGCTGGACAAAGATTGGGAACAAGTATACCCATAAAATGGTTTGAATATATAAATCCATGAGTCAAGATTACTATAAGGTTATTATTTCACCTGAGACCGTAAAAGGGGATATTGCTGTTGTAAATTACAATAATACTTCAGTCGGTGTATATTCTGCAATGACCAAGGTTGTGAGTTCAGGACCTGGTGGGTCCTCGTTATTGAAGGAGGTGTCGGTTCCGATATTACTTAGACAAAGTGCGGTTGATTGTGGCTATTATAGTCCTTTTGACGGAGCGGTATTACAGAAAGATGTTGTGGCGAATTTTTTGTTCTCAGCAACTACTGGAAGTCCAATGACATATTATGTTTATAATACTTCGGACCAATTCCAAAATTTCTTGCAGCTCTCTGCCTACAGAGTCGATTGGGGTGATAATTCACCAAAACAATCAATTACAAATTATGCACCCAATTCAATAAACCATACATATCCCACTCCGCCAGTTGGAACTACAAAAGATTACAAAATCACGTTGGAACAAATCAACCCTTGGGGTGTAACAACTGTCACTAAAACAATTTCAGTTCCTTACAGTAAAGTAACAATATTCAATCCACAAGGTGAATGTTTCTTTGCACCATCATTTGGTAATTGGATTGGAACCCCTGTTTCATATGATTATATATTTTCAGGTGATGCAGAAAACAATGTTCAAGACCAAGTGAGTTCGAAATATATAACAATTCCGTTTACGGTGTCAGGGGTAAGTAGGTCTAGAATCACAGAATTGAAACCTTACGGTAATTTAACAATTAATCAAAGAATCAATTTACCAATCATAAATAATGGGGTGCTGTGGGGTTCAATTACTAATGTTGGAAATGGTTTTACTGCTTACACTATCCAAGACACCAACTATATTGACTATGGAGATGGAACTACAATTTTCTATCAACCATCATCTGGTTTAACCGAATATAACATAACCGCGGTGCCGATAACAAAAAATGAAACTTTGCTTAAAGTAATGGACCAACCTCAGATTCAAACAAACGTATTTGTTGAGAGAGGGAAGAACAGTGCTTACGAAAGGGTCCAAAGACTTGGTGAGGTGGACAACTTGGGTGACATGATAAACTATGGTTATGGTTTTTTTAATGTCATTAAAAAAGATACATAAACTATTTATAGAAAAATAATTTTATATGGCAATTGGCTCATATGGCACGATAAGACCTTCAGATGTTTCACCAGAAGATGTTGAAATCATAATGAATTATACCCCGACAAGAGACGCCACAGATAACTTCGTTTTAAGTAAACTCGATGCTCAAACAATATTGAGACCATATTTCGAAAACACTGAAACAGGAGGAAACTCAGGGGTTGAAGTAATAGGAGGATTATATAATCTAACTCTTCCTGCAAATCAGTTCAATGCTTTGGGAATCTATACTCTATATTTGAGACCAGCTCAGATAAGAACAATAATCACAGATTGTGGTGTTTTAAGTGCATTACCTAATGTCAAAGGACTTGTGATTGACTTAAACAACGTTGACCCACAATTCCTTAACAAATTTGTTCCACAAGGGTTGGTGGGATTCAGAATCGAATATCTTAATCCTGATGGTTCGAAGATTCCAAACTTCTTCAGAGTTGTAACTTCTTGTTTCTACTGTGAGGCGGTGGTTGCAAATGAGGTTAATACATCTCAAAAGTCAATCAGATATAGATACGTTGATAACAATTCTAACTTGTTATTCCTGACGGTATCACCATCTTCATCACCAACAAACAGACCAAATGCAACACCGTATATTGGACAACCTGACCAAGGAATAATAATAACAAACACCTTTTTCAATCCTGTAACTGTTGAAATTGAAATGGTCGAATACGATATATCATCTCTTGCAATTGCACTTTATGGTAATCAAACCAAATCTATCGACGATGGAATCTACACCATCTATGATAGTCAAAATAACATTTACAGACAGTATAACTTGTATGAAATTAGAGACCAATTCAATGCATTATTATATGAGGTTAGACAGAACAGAGGTGATAATATTGATTTCAGTAAGAATTTTACATCAATTACTAGTTAATGGCGACATCAAGAAGAACAACTAAATTTTTCTATCCGCCAAGACCAGGAAGTGGGGCGGCTACCTTCTCTGACAATATTGTAGGATTGCAGACAGTTGAAGGGGGCGGTCTCACGCAAGGTAACTTCGAATTCACAACTTCTATTGTGGAGAAAGTGAATCGTAGATTTAATGTTGGTGCTTTTTCGGAGCCTATAGATTTGGATTATCTTGATGTTGATACACTTGCTGAGAGTAGAAGAATTCAAGCGACTCAATTCAGGGTTTACCCGAACTATGATTTGTCTCAGGTTACAAATTTCACATTATATGGTTCACTATCAAAAAGATTTCAAGTATCAATTACTCATATTATAAGTGTATTTCCTGCTTCTTTAGATATTCAATTTTTGAACGATGATTTCCTAACTGGATTTACAGCACAGAATGTCGCGTATGACCCGATTTATGATGAAACAAGTTTTGAAGTAAGTGTTAATAGAATCAAAAACCCATTTGACGTTGATTATTCTGTAAGTGCGGCCACAAACCTAAACATGAGAGAAATTGGTGTGTCACCTTATAGGAATCTCTACAATACTTACTTAGATTACTGCGTATCAATCAATGATGATATTTTCAAAGTTATTTCATTTACACCCTCTCAAACATTATCAAGTGGTATAATCAAATTCACTGTTTCCGGTGCACCTTTTGGACAAACCGCAACAACAAGTATTCAAGAGTATCAAATAAGACCGAATGATTTCATAGTTGACAGAATTTTTGCTGAGAGTTTGGATGAGGTTGAAAAGTTTCTGATGAATAGATTGGTTAGACCTGAATACACAGCTGTGTTCCAAATACCACAGCAAACGGAAGGGGGTCAGTTTTATACAAACAACCAATCTGTAACATGGCCTAAGGACGGTCCATGGAATTTAGATATTCGTTCTTTCTTATTCGAAGAGTATTTGACACAATTGGAAACAATTGCGGTAAATCTTGATTCATATAAAACAAATTTAATTTCAAGATTTTTTGTTTCAGATTCATTGAAAGAATTTGATACATTAGGAAGGAAAGCCGAAAAGATTTTTCAAATTTACGGAAGAAGTTTTGACCAAGTCAAAAACTTCATCGACGCTTTAGCGTTTATGAACTCTGTAAATTATAATGTTGGTAATGACATCCCATCTCAATTGTTAGTTAACCTATCTCAAACCTTGGGATGGAGTTCAAATTTTTCACCTATTACTGATACGGACTTTTTAGATTCGATTTTTGGAAATACACAAACACCTTCATATCCAGGTTATGCGAGAGCCCTTACACCAACTGAAATCAACTACGCATTTTATAGGAATTTGATTCTCAACTCAGCATACCTTTTCAAATCAAAAGGAACGAGACGAAGTGTTGAGTTTATGATGAGATTGATTGGTGCACCCGAGTCGTTAATAGAATTCAACGAGCACATCTATTTGGCTGACCAAAAAATCAACATGGAACAGTTCGACACACAATATGCGGCCATAACAGGTGGAACTTATGTTCAAAACACACCGGCTTATCTACCAGGTTCTACATATAAAATAAAAGGAAAAACCTTTACAGCCTTCACAACTGTTGACACCTATCAAGATGTTCAGATAAATCTAGATGATTATCCAATAGACGCTCAAGGATTTCCTAAGGCTCCCGTAAATACGGAATCTTATTTCTTCCAATTGGGTGCTGGTTGGTATGAAAGCACACCACAACATAGAAGTCCAGATGAGGTTCAAATTACAGGACAAATCTATACAGGTCAGAACTACGATATTCAAACTCAACTACAACCATTTACATATGGTCAAAAATATCTCGATAGGTTCAGAGATTTTCCTTATATGACCGAGGGATTCAAACTTAAAAAAGTTGTTGACAATAATAAGTCGTGGCTTGAAGAGGATGACAAGATAAGAGTTTCAAGGGATGCTAATTTCAACGCTTATTATTATGCGGACAATGAAAAACTCGTATTGAATGTTAAAAACATAGATTTGTTTTTGAATGCTTCACAAGGACTTGTTTACGACGTTTGGGTTTCTTCAAGAAAATACGACTACCCGATTCCTGAATCAGGTCTGACAATTGGATATCCAGTTCCAGGTGGAGTCGACTCAACTTTTATCAAACCCGAACCAAAAAAGAAAACATTCTTCGAATTCTACCAAACTTTTTGGGAGAATATGATTAATACTAGAAACAGACAATATATCACTGATGGTAAAACAGGAGGATATCCAACTCTTCAATCGGTTTGGTGGAAGTATATCCAATCAGAACAAACAGTGGGTATACCAAACAACAAATATACGTATCAAAAACTAATCGACTACATCAACGGATTGGGTCCGTGGTGGATGAAGTTAGTAGAGCAAATGATACCTGCAACCACAATATGGAATACAGGTTCAAGACTCGAAAACTCAATACTACACAGACAAAAATACGTTTATAGAAGACAAAGAGGTTGTGAAATAATTCCTGTGCCAGTTGAGCCTTGTTTTATAATAACAAACATTTTTGATTACACATGTCAAACAGAATATGTTGACTTCAACATATATCCTTGGTTAAATGGTGATACAAATGTATCAAACTTCCAATCGATTTTAGCAAATAGACTAAACATAATGCTCGAAGCACAAGTATTAACCTTAAACGATTGTGTTCAAAGTTCAGTTGAAACAAATTGGTATGTTGATTTGGAAATTGCGGGACAAAAAATTATACAACAACCTTTCTACACAGGGTATGGATTCACGGATGTTCCAACAAATTCAAATTGGAGAAATGCTTTGATTCAATATCTACCAGCAGTCTACGATTATGGGTTTACATATTTCCTAAATGGAAATAATTTATCAATAACTAATTCGACATGCACACCAAGAAACATGAATGAAACAGTCAAACTAAACGTATGTATTAACATAAGCATAAATTGTTAAATTGAATGGCATTATTTGATTATACATTATTAGTAACAGGGGATTGTCAAAATAACGGAAGCGGTGCATTCCAAATCTCTTTCTCAGGTGGTATAGAACCATATACCGTCCAATTTGTTGACCCTTATTATCCGACGGTTACATTAGCTGAAAATGCGCCAGTAACCAAATCAGGATTATTTAGTTCAGTCGTCCTAATGACTGTGAATGATAGCACTTTACCAACAAATCAAGAAATTAATGTTAACATACCTATTTCGAGTGGAGTGTGTTGTAGTGTTCTCGGTGTTCAGAACACCACTTGTGCTGAAAACAATGGTTCTGTTACTGGTTCCTCTAATACGATTTATTCTTCTGCAAATTATTCTGTCTTCTCAGGTGACGGAACACTTGTTCAAACTTTCCTTTCAAGCAACCCAACCGTAATTTTTGAAAATCTTTCGGCCGGAACATATTACTTGGCCGTTAGTGATTTAGGTGGATGCTCAGGTTTTAGCCAAAGTTTTATCGTTGAACAATCTCTTCTCACCAACTACGGTTTATATTCCATACCTAATTCGAGTTGTGGAGGAACCCCGATTGGTAAGATAATGGTCACGGGACTAACGGGACAAGGACCTTTTACTTATTTGTGGTCTAATGGTCAGACAGGTGCAACTGCAACAGGATTGACTGAAGGATTATATTCGGTTGAAGTTAAAGATGGTTTTGGTTGTGTAAACATAAAAGATGCTGCTGTCGTCAACGTCGACCAAATGGGTGCGTTTTTCACAACAGAAACCAATCCAAGTTGTTTCCAAAGCGATGGCTCAATTACTCTCACAATAACAGGTGGAAGTCAACCATATTATTACTCCGCGTCAACAGGCCAAGTTCTCATATCATATGCTCAAGATTTTACGATATCAGGATTATCTGCTGGTGATTACAATTTCTCAGTCACAGATGCTGGACTGTGTCAAATATTCACGGGGACTACTTTACTAACACCAAACGGGATGAGTTCTGTAAGTGTTGTTGGAACTAATTCTTATTGTTCAAGTAATGATGGATTGATAACTGTCACAGTTATAGGAGGACAAGGTCCCTTTACCTACACCTTGGTTGGCGACGGAGGAAACCAAAAAATTATTGTAGGACAACAACAAATTCAAACCTTTGAGAATTTATCTGCGGACACTTACTCAGTATTTGTTGAGGATTCTACAGGATGCCAATTTAGTCAAGAAGTGATAATATTGGCAATTAATAAATTCACACTTTCAACAGAAATCACAGGAACAACGTGTAATCAAAACAACGGAAGTGTAAGAATTACTACATCACCAGGATATACTCTACCATTGGATTATTCAGTTGATGGAATATTGAATGTTGTTGATACAAATTTAACAGCGGTAACATTTAATAACTTAACTTTTGGAAACCATGTTGTTACTGTTACTGACTCAACGGGATGTCAACAAACTCAAACAATTTTCATCCCAAAAGGAGACAACTTAGATTTTAGTTTATATAGTATTAATTGTGGCTCAGGAAACGATGGTCAAATTACCGCATTCATCACTTCGGGCACACCACCATTCCAATTCAATTGGTCAAATAACGTCCCATCTAACCCTCAACAAATTGAAGTTTACAATTTGACAGGAGGAACATACAGTCTTTCTATTGTTGATGCAAATGGATGTTCACTTTCACGCTCAACAACAATTACCTGTGACACCAACTATACATCTTATCAGTGTTATGTTATGGGAGAAGAAATCTTTAACATAGATTCCCCAACTAAACTCGGTTTACTACAAATGTTAAACGAGGGTTACGCTGATTTGACGCAAGACAATACAAACTGTGATTTGATTTCTGCAATATTCACAGCTAAAGTCAATGTCAACCCAGCGGGGTTGAGTGCATCAAGCACTTTCTTCACAGCAACGACTCTGAACAATCCGCCGGGTGATAATTTATGGTATGATACTATAAAGAGTCTACTACTTTCCATACCAGGAATTTTGACTGTAACAATAGACCAAATAAACAACCAAATAACAATTGCAACTAACCCGGCAAACAATTCATTGAATGGTCAAGAAATTGTTGTGGAGTTGTCGATTGTTTATGATATAATTTGTTTAACATAATGGTTCAGGTAAGAATAACAGAAATCACAGGGGGCACTTTTCCAATACAAGCTTTTATATCCGACATATACGGAAATAATCAGTTTTTACTTGGTACAATTAGTGGAGTTCCACCAACTGTTTATTACAATACAACTATTCCTACAATATTTCAGACCGCACCTGAAATCATGTTACGTTTGGTTGATGCAAATGGATGTGAGTCAGTAAAAATACTAGATTGTACATTTGGTTGTACTTTCAATATTACAGTTGAGCTCGAGAGTTGTGTTGTAAATATAGACATTCAAAATGCTGTATGTGGATTCAATATTATTTGTACATGATAAAGTATTTAATAATTTTTCGTTTCGAGATATTCAAATAGATAATCGTGGTATTTATTAAAAAAACCGCGGATGTCCCTTTATAATATTTTTTGTGTCAATACTGCTGAAGGTTGTAATACAGTAGTTACGCAACAGGTCTCGGTTACGGGATGTGTCACTTACATTGTAAGATTATCTCAGAATTCTAATGCCTTAGGTCCATTCGATATCTATTATGGGACTTCGACCTACCTTTCAGCCGCAACTCTTTATGCCTCTGCACAGACAAGAACCGAAATGTTCAACGGAGTTGTTATTACATTTGAATGCGTTACCCCTACACCTACACCTACTCCTACTGTAACACCTACGTTTACACCTACACCAACAAATACAGGAACCCCTAATTCTACACCTACAGAAACACCAACAACAACACAGACTCCAACAACTTCAGAGACTCCAACACAAACTCCAACTGAAACTCAGACACAAACACCAACTCCAAGTATAACTGCAAGCCCTGGTCAAACACCAACTGCAACAGAATCGCCGACCCCAACACAAACGGAGACACCAACAACAACTCCTACACCGACCCCTTCTACTTCTGAAACTCCTACACCAACACAGACGGGAACTCCAACCGAAACCCCATCACAAACACCTACAGAATCACCTACCGCAACACCTGGTGAGACACCAACTCAAACTCCAACTGAAACTAACACACCAACACCATCTGTAACACCAAGCGAGACGCCTACAGAGACTCCAACCCCAACAAATACTGAGACTCCAACACAAACACCTACGCAAACTGAAACTCCAACCGCAACACCGACAACAACACCTACAGCTTCAAGAGCATATTGGGAATATTCATTAGGTTATGATTTATCTAGCTCATTAACATCGTGTGGTAATTTTTACTCATCACCAACTAACTTCTACAGTGGACCTGGAGATGGACCTGGACCTAACATTGGGGAAACTTTATATACTGATTCGGCTCTTACAACACCAGCACCTGACGGATACTATTCCAACGGTGTTGCTTGGTATAGAGTTACAGGCGGAGCAGGTCTAATCACAAGTTCGGACCCTAACGGATGTTTGATATCTCCGACTCCTACTCCAACAGAAACTAACACACCAACTCCAACAGAAACTAACACACCAACTCCAACAGAAACTAATACACCAACCCCTTCGTTTACTCCTTCACCAACAGCAACTCCATCCGTATTTGAGATTTTAATTATAACTCAAGATGGTCAAGAATTAATTGCTCAAAATGGTGACCCAATTGGTGCTCAACAAGAAATTACATCATTCTTAGTTTCATCAGGGGAAACAACACAACCAATATGTATAGACCCACAAACGTTGGGTCAAACAATTTACAGTCCATCGAATGATTGGTATAGTGCAACGAGATTCTTTGCAGACAGTTCATTCAATACGCCTTTCAACGGGAATAATTATTGGTATACCAACAGCACCGACTCTCTCACAGGATATTGGCAAATAGATAGTGATGGATTTGTTGTCGGAGGACTATGGCAACCATGTTAAACCAAATAAAAAAGATTAATAGAAAATATTTATAAGCTATGGCAACAACAAGAATAACGGATTTACCTATAGTCCTATCGGCAGCCCCAGACGATAGGTTATATATAGTTACAGACTATACTGGAGGCACATCAGGAACTTCGGGGCAAATTACGTTTTCAGCCTTGACGGAAAGTATAACAGGAGGAACATCAGGGACTAGTGGAACATCTGGTTCAAGTGGTTCATCAGGAATCGACGGGACTTCTGGCTCAAGTGGTATCAACGGAACTTCTGGTTCGAGTGGAACATCTGGGGTAGATGGCACTTCAGGAACAAGTGGTTTAGACGGAACATCAGGCTCTTCTGGAACTAGCGGAATAGACGGAACATCAGGAACTAGTGGAATTGATGGAACTTCAGGAACAAGCGGATTAGACGGAACATCCGGAACTTCTGGTTCGAGTGGAACATCTGGAATAGATGGCACTTCAGGAACAAGTGGAGTAGACGGAACGTCTGGTTCAAGTGGCATAGATGGAACCTCAGGAACTAGTGGAATTGATGGAACCTCAGGAACTAGTGGAATTGATGGGACATCAGGAACAAGTGGATTAGATGGAACATCTGGTTCTTCTGGAACAAGCGGTTTAGACGGAACATCAGGGACTAGTGGAATTGATGGGACATCAGGAACAAGTGGAATTGATGGGACATCAGGTTCTTCAGGTTCATCTGGTTCTAGTGGAACAGATGGTTCTTCAGGAACTAGTGGAACATCAGGTTCATCTGGTTCCAGTGGAACAGATGGAACATCAGGAACTAGCGGAATAGACGGAACATCTGGGACTAGCGGAATAGACGGAACATCTGGGACTAGCGGAATAGACGGAACATCTGGAACTTCAGGAATTAGTGGAACTTCAGGCTCAAGTGGTTCGTCGGGAACAAGTGGAACATCAGGTTCATCAGGAACAAGTGGTATCGATGGAACATCAGGTTCATCAGGAACAAGTGGTATCGATGGAACTTCAGGAACTAGTGGTATTGATGGAACTTCAGGAACAAGCGGATTAGATGGAACTTCTGGAACAAGTGGTATCGATGGAACATCAGGTTCTTCAGGAACTAGTGGTATTGATGGAACTTCAGGAACTAGTGGTATTGATGGAACTTCAGGAACTAGCGGAACATCAGGTTCAAGTGGTTCTTCAGGAACTAGCGGAATGGACGGAACTTCAGGAACTAGTGGAACATCGGGTTCATCTGGTAGCTCAGGTTCTTCAGGCACAAGTGGAACATCAGGTTCATCTGGTTCTAGTGGAACAGATGGTTCTTCAGGAACTAGTGGAACATCAGGTTCATCTGGTTCCAGTGGAACAGATGGTTCTTCAGGAACTAGTGGAACATCAGGTTCATCTGGTAGCTCAGGTTCTTCAGGCTCAAGTGGAACAGACGGTAGTTCAGGAACTAGCGGAATAGACGGCACTTCAGGAACAAGTGGGACATCAGGTTCAAGTGGTTCTTCAGGCACAAGTGGAACATCAGGTTCTTCTGGAACAAGTGGGACAGACGGCACTTCGGGAACTAGTGGAACTTCAGGTTCATCTGGCTCAAGTGGGACAGACGGCACTTCGGGAACTAGCGGAACCTCAGGTTCAAGTGGTTCATCAGGAACTAGTGGAACATCAGGTTCATCTGGTAGCTCAGGTTCTTCAGGCTCAAGTGGAACAGATGGTAGTTCAGGAACAAGTGGAACATCAGGTTCATCTGGTAGCTCAGGTTCTTCAGGCACAAGTGGAACATCAGGTTCATCTGGTAGCTCAGGTTCTTCAGGCTCAAGTGGAACATCAGGTTCTTCTGGAACTAGTGGAATAGACGGAACATCAGGTTCAAGTGGTTCTTCAGGGACTGATGGGACATCAGGCTCGAGTGGTTCTAGTGGATTAAGTGGAGTAAACGGAACATCAGGAACAAGTGGCTCATCTGGAACTTCAGGTTCATCAGGAACATCTCCATTCAAAGGAGCTTATGTATCGGGAACAACTTATATGGATGGCGATATGGTTATAGATGGTTTATTTTCATACCAATCAACTATAAATAATAATACAAATGAACCATCTTCACTTAGTGGTTGGATTTTATTAAATGGCCTTGATGGTTCATCAGGAAGTTCGGGAACAAGTGGTTCTTCAGGAATAAGTGGAACTGATGGAACATCAGGAACAAGCGGAACTTCAGGTTCGAGCGGTTCATCTGGTTCATCAGGGACAAGTGGAACATCTGGTTCATCAGGAACATCTGGTTCTTCGGGTAGCTCAGGTTCATCAGGAACATCTGGAACAGATGGGACATCTGGAACAAGTGGAACATCAGGTTCTTCGGGAAGTTCAGGTTCATCTGGGACTAGCGGAACATCTGGCTCTTCAGGAACATCGGGTTCAAGCGGAAGTTCAGGCTCGAGTGGGACATCTGGAACAAATGGAACATCAGGAACTAGTGGGACTTCAGGTTCAAGTGGTTCATCTGGTTCTTCAGGGACAAGTGGAACTTCAGGTTCTTCAGGTAGTTCAGGAACAAGTGGAACTTCAGGTTCATCAGGTTCGAGTGGTTCTTCAGGAACATCTGGAACAGATGGAACATCTGGGACGAGTGGAACTTCAGGTTCATCAGGAAGTTCAGGTTCATCTGGAACTAGCGGAACATCTGGTTCATCAGGAACTAGCGGAACATCGGGTTCATCTGGTTCGAGTGGCTCATCAGGAACATCTGGAACGAACGGAACATCTGGAACATCAGGAATTAGTGCACAATACAGTGGAACTTCAACAACATCAATTGATTTATCAACACTAACGTTAAGTGCTAATACTTCTTTAACAACAAGCACTGGTTTATCATATACAATTGCACAACATCTTATTGTTTCTAATTCATTAGCAAATCACTTCCATGGAGATGTTGTAAGTTATGATTCTTCGACAGGAGCATTGACATTATATGTGTTGGAAATAAACGGAACAGGAACATTCAATAGTTGGACAACCAATTTGGATGGTGCAACAGGTGGAAACGGTTCATCTGGAACTTCAGGTTCATCTGGAACTTCAGGTTCTTCTGGAACATCAGGTTCTTCCGGAACTTCAGGCTCGAGTGGTTCTTCAGGTTCTTCCGGAACAAGTGGAACATCTGGCTCTTCAGGGACATCAGGTTCAAGCGGTTCTTCAGGTTCTTCTGGAACAAGTGGAACATCAGGTTCTTCTGGAACAAGTGGAACATCAGGCTCATCTGGTTCAAGCGGTTCATCAGGGACCTCAGGAACAAACGGAACATCGGGAACAAGTGGAACATCAGGTTCGTCAGGTTCAAGTGGTTCATCAGGAACAAGCGGAACATCTGGCTCTTCAGGGACATCAGGTTCAAGTGGTAGCTCAGGTTCATCAGGAACCTCTGGAACAAATGGAACTTCTGGGACATCAGGAACAAGTGGAACTTCAGGTTCTTCGGGTAGCTCAGGTTCATCAGGCACAAGTGGAACATCTGGTTCATCTGGAACATCAGGAACATCTGGTTCGAGTGGAAGTTCAGGTTCTTCAGGAACATCTGGAACAAATGGAACTTCTGGAACTAGCGGAACTTCAGGTTCTTCAGGTTCAAGTGGTTCATCTGGAACTAGCGGAACATCAGGTTCTTCAGGTTCTTCGGGAACGAGCGGAACTTCAGGTTCTTCAGGTTCAAGTGGTTCATCTGGGACTTCTGGAACAAACGGAACATCGGGAACAAGCGGAACATCTGGCTCTAGTGGCTCATCTGGTTCATCGGGAACAAGTGGAACTTCAGGTTCTTCAGGGACATCAGGTTCTTCGGGTAGCTCAGGTTCGAGCGGAACATCTGGCACAAATGGTACATCTGGAACTAGCGGAACATCAGGTTCTTCTGGTAGTTCAGGTTCATCGGGCACAAGTGGAACATCAGGCTCCTCTGGTACTAGTGGAACATCTGGTTCAAGCGGTTCAAGTGGTTCATCAGGAACATCTGGAACGAACGGAACATCTGGAACAAGTGGAACATCTGGTTCAAGTGGTTCATCTGGCTCTTCTGGAACAAGCGGAACATCAGGTTCATCTGGAACCTCAGGCTCAAGTGGTTCCTCAGGCTCTTCTGGAACAAGTGGAACAAACGGAACATCTGGAACTAGCGGAACTTCAGGTTCTTCAGGAAGCTCAGGTTCTTCTGGAACGTCTGGAACATCGGGTTCATCGGGAACAAGTGGAACATCTGGTTCAAGTGGAAGTTCAGGTTCAAGCGGAACATCTGGAACAAACGGAACATCTGGAACTAGCGGAACTTCAGGTTCTTCGGGAAGTTCAGGTTCGAGTGGAACTAGCGGAACTTCAGGTTCTTCAGGTAGTTCAGGGACAAGCGGAACTTCGGGTTCTTCAGGTAGTTCAGGTTCAAGTGGAACTGACGGAACATCAGGAACAAGCGGAACATCAGGTTCTTCAGGTTCGAGTGGTTCATCAGGAACAAGTGGAACATCGGGCTCTTCTGGAACAAGCGGAACATCAGGTTCTTCGGGAAGTTCAGGCTCAAGCGGAACATCTGGAACAAATGGAACATCTGGAACATCAGGTTCATCAGGTTCAAGTGGTTCATCAGGAACAAGTGGAACATCAGGTTCATCAGGGACAAGTGGAACATCTGGCTCATCTGGTTCAAGTGGTTCGTCAGGAACTTCTGGAACTAATGGAACATCTGGAACAAGCGGAACATCAGGTT